GTAGTGCATCCGTCAGACTAGACCAAGGCCATGGGGACTTGGGCAGTCGGATTAAATCTAAAAGACGTGTTTGTAACAAAACACCAAACTTTTAGGAACTATCAGACCACGAAGTAGAGGAAGGTTTCGTTCCCGTAGTGTTGAGGTTCTCTCCTGGTGTTATTTCAGACGTTCAGGAAGACACAACCGGAACTCAGGATGCAGGTGCGCCCGCGTTTTTCACTACTGAAACTATAGAACCTGCAGAATTAGAACTGTACGTCGGCCAAGCCTGGCAGGCTGTAGAAAATGTTGATGAATATGAGTTACGCGAAACTATTTTGATGAACTCCCCGCGCGAGCAAGAAGAATACGACGGTGGAGTACAGGAATTAATTTTACTAGATGAAGATATGTTGCTGCCACCATTGTAAAATAAGGAAATGACTGAACTACAAGACAAAGAAGCCAAAGTTCGCGCGGAATTACCTGATCCCGTAGCGTTGATTCAACAAGCTATTTCGGCAGACTTAGATTCGTCTGTGTTCAACGAACAGCAGTTTCCGACTGCGCCGAATGTCATCGAATGGTGCAGAGGAACAGAGTGGCTTAATTCATCCACAGATCTATTCCCCAAACAAGTAGAAGTTTTGGCTCGTTTTTTTGAAGACGTATGCTATCAATGTAGCGATGTAGATTACATACATAATGTACCAGTCGATGCGAATATTGGAGACGTTTTAGACAGATTTACATTACTTAATCGTGGTGTATGCCCACAGTGCGGGCGCAACAGAACTGAAATATTGGACGAATGGATCAAGGACTCTCGCTACGGCAAATTTCATAATTGGGACGCCTCTGTAGTTCCGCGCCCTGTTCCGCCCAATGAGTTTACTGGTATTTGGGGGCAACGCTCAGGCAAATCCATAACAGTAGCCGCGTTTATTTTTCCGTATTTGTTACATAGATGGCTGGCGCTGCCTAATCTTTGTCGTTACTACCGAATGCCCAGTACAGTGGTACTGGAAGCTGCGTTCGTCTCACCGACGTTGAGACAAATAAACCAGCACATTTGGATGCCGTTTCGGAATGCATTTGATAATTCTCCGTGGTTCCGCAACATGGTGGATTATCTGAAAGATGAGTCTAACCGCACAGGGCTGCAGCTTTACCATGCGCAGCAAACATTTATTATTTTTCCAGGCAAACGTTTGGCAGTCCACATACTCGCGGCCAATTCATCAACATTACGTGGCGGAACCAGGGTCATGGGCGCCGTCGATGAGGCGGGCTGGTTTTCTGCGTCAGAGGACGGCAAAGTGACCAAGGGAGCCAGAGACGGCGTAGAAGTATTTACTTCACTGAACAATTCGTTGCGTACTGTCAGAACCAGGGCGGAAAAGCGTAGAGCTACAGATTTTGACGCCATTGACGGTTATATGGTAAACATCTCTTCACCGTCTAGTATTTCAGACCCCATCGAACAACGAGCCGCAGTTGCGCCTAAATCGTTCCGCATGTTCTTCACGCGATACGCTACATGGGAAGTAAACAAAGACGAAGATGAAACTCTCATTCGAGAGGAGTTTGCCGGAAATCCGCTGAAGTTCAAGCGCGATTTTTGTGCGCAGCCTCCGAGAGCGTCGCACCCATATTTTGAAAATGACGCCATTCTCAAAGACATTGTAGCACCCAACCAAAATAAACTGTTTGAGTATGAAATTAAAACCGAAGAGGCCGTAGCGGGCAAAGTTCTGAGGCCCTGTATCACGAAGCACATGAATGATTCCGTGATCCCACGTATTTTAGCTGTAGATAATGGAGAGAAAAAGAATTCATTTGGTCTGTGTGTTGCCAGGTATTACCCAGAGCAAGAGGGCGTGCTGTTCGAGGAATTTGTTGAAGTTTCACCTTACCCTGATATACCTATAGACCTGGCGTGGTGTTATAACGAGTTCATTGTACCGCTGGTCAAAACCTACCGGTTCCAGCACGTGGTTTATGACCGCTGGGAATCTGGATACGCGGTGGCGGACCTCCGAAGCAACCACAACGTCGATGCTCAGCGTTATAGCTCGATGTGGCCAGACTTCGCTTCGTTCCGCGATGGTCTCCTGGGCACGCGCATCTGGCTACCGCAGCCGGAATGCGATCCCATGGACCTTTTGAAAATGCAAACTTTTCAGGAGCGCGCCAAGTATCCCAGAGCACACTTTCAAGCGCAGCTCCTGACAGTAAACGAATTTGGCAAAAGATTGGAAAAACCTGATCAGGGTAACGATGACCTTTTCCGCACTGCAGTTTTGGCTTATAGATTTATTACCAAATACAAAGATCTGTACCGCCACAATGTAGTTGAAGGCCCCAAATTCGATCAAGACCGCCCCGTGGCCATGTTCTTCGGAAGAAGTCAACGCCAAGTATCAGGGGCTTCGGGCTCGCGAATAGGTGTAGGTTCCGGGCGGCTGTTGCGCTCGCGTAGTTTTTAGAGGAAGCCATGTCACTTTACGCTAACATTCGTCAAGCCGCTGTCTCCAACAATAAATCTATTTCGGACGAGGCTGTGTATCGGATTGCTGGTACACTAAAGCTTGCTTACGATCAGGACGTTCCTCTTTCCGCAATTCTGCGTGAAATCGCTAGTCACGTTGAAGTCACTGCCGCGACGGAAAAAGTCAGTGCTACAGAAGCTATTGCCACGGCGCTGGAGCACGGAACTTGTCCCCGGTGCAGTCGACTGATGTCGGAAATTAAACTTGCGGACAACACGCCGTCAAAATACTGTACTGGCTGTCGAATTGCGTTGTGGTAGATCGGTAAAACAGCAAAAACAGTAGATTTGAGGCCTGATGTTTAACTCACCAAAATATAATTTCTCGTCTGGGTTATTTCGGCCTGAGCCCAGAACTGCAGCTTTCGGGCGACAGCACCGCAAAGCTAGCCTGGATATGGCTGGCAATATGGTGGGGGCCGGTGGCGGGCAGAGACAGATCTATTCCCCGCTATACGAGCGTGCTGAAGCTCCTACTCTCGTTGAAGAATATCTTCCTACCGATACTAGAACGCAGAACAAGCTATTCAGAAATATTCTAGCGTACGATGCAATTGCCGGCACCACAACGGAGTACTGGTGCTCGATGGCGTTTGGGGATGAAATTTTCCTTAGTGGCATTGAAGATAATGCCATCATGCACCTGTACGAAGACGCATTGTCGGCCTCTGGTGTCGTCCCACTTATGCCTTTGATGCTGAGTGAATACCTCACAATTGGCCGACTATTTTACTTTATGATGCCGAATCCAGGTACTGGTTATTGGCAAGGCACTAAAATTCTAGATCCAGACTACGTGCGCTTGGTGGCACCGCGACTGCCTGGGCTCGACCCCATCATGGACTGGCAAGCCAGCACCGATGACCAGGCTTGGGCCACGATGAACGATCCGCGCGCCGCTCTGCAGCGCAGCCTCATCGAACCGAAAATCGTCAAAGCCATGGCGGGCGGTACGACAATTCCTCTGGACCCAATTAATTCGTTATTTCTACCGCGAAAGGTTCATGCCGTTGACGACAACGGTATGTCGTATCTCTGCCGTATTTTGCCTTTCAAGATTTACGAAAAAGCAATTCTCGATGCTTCAATCCAAGGCGCTAGACGTCGTGCGGGCCCGGTTTGGTGGGCGACAGTACCCAACGACTACAAGGCCGAACAGATTGAACAAATCATTGAGCAATTGTTTGCTGCCGAGGAAGACCCCGTTGGCGGTAAAGTTGCTTTCCGCGAAGGGGTAAATATCCAGCTTCTCGGGACTAAAGATGACGTCATCAAGCTCGGCGATGACTGGGACTTCCTCTTCAAAGCCAAAATGGCAGCATTAGGTATTTCTTCGGCCTTCCTGGAAGGCGATACCAATTACAATACCCTGGAAACGATTCTTTCGTCTTTCCTGGAAAAGCTACGTGGTGTTCGCGCTCTGTTTACCCGAAAAATTATTCAGGAAAAGATTTTCCGCACGCTGGCGCAGCAGCACGGGCATGTGCGACGTAGCAAAGCCGAACTCAGCCACCGGATTCGTATTTCACGGAATAGAATTCCCAACGACTCAGACCTGATTCTACCTAAGATCGAGTGGGACAAATCTCTTGAGCCCAGAGCAGACAAAGATTATTGGGATATGCTGACTTCTCTGGAGGAGAAGGGTTTCCCAATTCAGATGCGCAAGTGGGCACAAGCTGCAGGTTACGATATCAAAGAAGCTCTGCAAAATCAATCAGCAGAATTGCAGGATCGCGCGAAGATTTACGCGTACAAGCGCGCATTGATCGAGCAGGCGGAAGCTGCTGGATTTGACGGCAAGGGGCAATACCTGGGAGGCGAAGGTGGAGGTGGCGGGGAAACGGGTGGATTTGGAGATTTAGGCGGAGGGGAAGAAACTGGTATGCCGGAATTGGGCGGGGAAGAAGAGGCTCCGGGCCTTGGAGGCGGCGAAGCCGGCGGAGCAGAAATGCCTGCGCTTTCCATGGAAGAAGAGACTTCTGCCGCACCACCTGCGCCACCCGCGGGTGGGGGTGAAGGCGCAGCTGCAGGGCCCGGTGGGGAAGGCGGCGGAGCAGCAGCCGAACTGCGCAAACCGCGGTTTACCGTCAAGCAGCCAGCAACACAATACCGCAAGGGTTCTATTTATTCCAAGCCGGTGGATTTAGAAGCGTTACTCGCTAAGATTCCAATCTGGGAATCTGGGCTTACGGTTGGGTTACCGAGACGGCGTGTTGCGCAGTTACTCGATGAAATGACGCGGCGAGATCCACGTGATCGGCGCGGACCAGAGTTTTACCGTTGGGCACGACGAGAACAGCTCTCGACCTTGCAGGCCGACATTGTCGAATACTGCGCGGCGCGCGTTGGGATTGTAGAATTTCCAGAGATGGCCAGCGATTCAGTCGCCGTGCTGGCCAAAATGTTAGTTAAACAGGCCGATATTACTGGATTGACTCCAGCTTTGGACGAAGAACTGGACGTTGTTGGGCGTATGACCGAGACTGATCCGCTCAGTACGGCTATTGGCTCAAGCAAATTGACGTCACATTCCCTTCCCGATAGCAAACTCCTCACCGGACTGACTGAATAATGCAAAAGCTAGTCTATCGTGGTCATTTCTATCGTTTGGCCGAAGGCGAAGACGTTACAGCGGCCGAAGAAATAGATTGGCATGAGCATGTTAATTCCATCATGCGGGCCATCCGGGCCAAACTCGGAGCGCCAGGCGAAGAAAATCGCGGCGCCGTGAAACTCGATGAAGCTTCGCTAAAGATGGTTGCACCGACGGGTGAACCGGAGCTTGGATACGAAATCCATGGCGATATCATTACCGAGCTGCCGGTTGATGTAGATCTGTACGGTGGACCGCCGTACAGATTTGAAGCCATTATCCCACCGGCTAAAGAAGTCGCAGAAAAACAAAAAAGCAACGAAAACGTTTTTTCTTCCATCCTGATCAAAGGCGGCGACCGCGAATAATTATTTCACGTTAATCTCTAGGTGGAATCAAAGCGCTTTATGCTGGTGTTGCTATGTGTGCAAATTGGAGCTACGTTTGGCAAACTTCTCAGTATCCCACGAGTAATTGTGGTCCTAGCATTTGTATGCCTGTGAATAATGCCTCGTGCGGCTCCGGTGCTGGTCAAGACATCTTAGCTAACGTCGATACATCAATTACAACGACGGCACAAGCCGTAGCGCACTACGGCGAACAACTTCGCCGCCGGCGTGGTGTTCAATTCTGCACCACAACCTATAACGCCGGCCAATATAATTGGGAAATGCCTGATGCCACTGTAGCGATCACTGGCGGCGGGTCGTATCCCATGACGGTTTCGTATGTACAGGGTGCGGATTCAGGTTCATCTATTTTTCAAGATGTCGAACAAGCCATTGAATGGCTAGTTCGCAAATTGTAAGCACCACACCTCACTGATATTAACTTGCAAGTGTGGTCACAAAATCTGTCGTATTAGGAGTTTACCATGGCGATCAAGAGTCAAAGTCTTCGTAACAGTCTAGCGCGTCTCCGCATGGCCGAAATCCCCGAGACCGAGATCCTAGATCTCGATGCTCCTGGTGCTGATACCAGTGAACTCGTCATTCTCGACGAGGAACCTGGCGATGCGCTAGCACCCGAGGTCTCCCCTGCCGGTATACCCGAGGTAGTGGTTGATGGTCAGCCCATGTGCCCGTGCGCAGGTGGCGAGGTTGAGGGTTCCCCAGCGGATGTGGTCGAGGACGCTGCCGAAGACAAGGCGGAAGACGCTGCCGAGAGTGATGAGGACAAGGCCGAGCGCGAAGCCGCAGTGCGCCTAGCTCAGTTCCGCGAGATGCGCGCTATGCGTCGGCAGGCAGCTCAGACTACTGCGGCTGCCCCTGCTGAAGCTCCTGCGGCAGAAGTTGCGCCAGTAACGGCTCCTGAGCCGAAGACTGCCGAGTCTAAGCCTGAGGAAAAAGAGGAAGAGAAGGCTGAGGAAAAGGAAGAGGATAAGGGTATGGAGAAAGACGCTGCTGTGACCTGGGCGCCGCTCATGACTCCCGAGGATATGCAGACCCGGGACGGTCGCATTGCTCTCGACATGACGCTCCGTGGCGCCGATACCGCCACTCCGTATTACGTCATGTGGCTGGATGGGCATCCCTTCGGTGAGCTGCACCTCGCTGATGGCAACACCGAGGAAGATCTCCACGACGTATTCGTTAGCGATACCTTCGTGAATGGCGTGCGCGAGACCGTGGCGGCTTGCGGTCCGGCCAATACCTTCGAGACTCTCCGGGTGCGTTATTACGCCGCTGAGACCAAGGAGAACGAGGCTGTGCGCAAGGCGAAGGCGGAGATCGCCGGCCACGCTGACGCTGCTTATAAAGCACGTGCGGCTGCCCTGAAGGGTAATCTCATGGTCACGCTGCACCTCGCCATGGAGGCGTCGCGCAAGAATTTCATCCTCGAGAATCCTCTCAAGGACTCTCTCGTGGAGAATATGCGCAAAGCCGGTATGTCGGAGCGCGTGGCGATTGACATCATCGAGGACGCGTTCGTGAAGTCCGGTGGTGAATACCTCAAGGCCATGGTGAACCAGGCGGACGAGTGGTTGGGTTGGGAGCCCGAGGCACTCCGCCAGATCGAGAACACCGTGACGAAGATGGCTTATGTCCATCCTCTCGACATGGCTCCTCTAGTTGAGGAAGATATTCCCTCCAAGCCAGTATTCGAGCGCGCGGCTGCGGTTTCCACCGATCCGAGCCTCGATGCTGACACTGATGCTGCCCTCCGCGTAGTTCGCGCTCGCAAGCGCCGTTAGTCCACAGGGCGGGCGGGAGATGTCTCCCGCCCGCCCATCTTGTACGACTAAGCAAATGTCAAAAATTCATCCTATAGTTTCCTACGGCCCTGGAATACACGTCGGGGATTATATGTTGGCGACTTCGGTCGACAACAAACCCCTGGCCATTGAAGGGCACAAGCTAGAAAAAATCCAGCGCAACGGCAAGTTCGTGGTTGCCGGGGCCGGACTAGACGCCTGTGCCTGCGGCGTTTTGGCAATTGATTGGTTACCTTTCTGCAGCGAAAAATATCACATTTCCAGCAAAATTGATGACTACGTTATTGTAGAAGTCCCCATCGTCGTCGAGACTTATCCAAACCGTAATCTTGACGCATTTCCTTACGAAGAACTAACGGCCTGGTCGACACAAGCTGGACGACCGCGCTTTCAGACTTTCGTGGGAAAACCTGTTCACCAAGACCATAAAAATCAAGATGACACCAAAGCCAAAGGTGTCATTTTCGACGCTTCGTTGCGTCAATATCAGGGGCGCTGGCACGTTGTAATTCTCAAGGGATTCGATCGGTCCAAAGATCCGCGCCTAGCAGAACTAGTCCAGAAGAAAAACCGCATTGGCCACTCCATGGGGAGTCTGGTCCAGCGCACAGAATGTAGCTTGCCGTGGTGCAGATATATAGGCGATGGCATTACTACGTGCGAGCACATTCGTAAGGGTTCGGGTAAGGGGGATGTGGTCAGGGGGCATTTGGTATACGAATTACTCAGAGATTTCGACTATGTCGAATCCTCTTCAGTTGAAGACCCGGCCTATTGTGTCGCGCTTAGCGACTCAGTCTGGCAGCCTTAGGAGATAAAATGTTTAATCTTACCCCCGAGCAAGAAGCCTATATCGTCGAGCAGTACGGGCCAGAACTTCTGGACCAGCCGATACAGGAGATCATTGATCTCCTGGACGCCGAGTACAGTTATTTGGTCTCGGATGAGCAAGACGCGCTATCGCCCGACGTCATGGTTAAAACTGAGATGCTCGGCGGCATCATCGCAACGCTGCAAAAACCGGCACCCGCCATGCCCGTAGCCGCTGGTCTTGCTAAGGCTAGAATTCAGCTCAAAGCCAAGCTGGCTCAGATCAGCCGCGTTGCCAGTGCTGCCGCGCAGCAGCGTGTCGCCGCCGTGAAGCCCACAGGCGTACGAGCGCGCACTCGACTTGCGCGTGAAACCGTTGCTGGTACTCCAGCAATCAAGCAGGCCCAGCGTAAAGAAGTGCTCCTTGCCAAGGTGGCAGAGCGTCGAAGCTCTTTGCAAGACGAACAAATCGCAGATCTGAAGCTTCATGTTTCTGCCAAACTTGCCGCGCGAGAGCGCGTTGCCGCAGCTCGCGCTGTTGAGGCTGCGCTTACGGACGCCAGCGAGGAAACTCAGGTCGAGACTCCGGTAGTTGAGACTCCGGTACAGGTAGAAGCGAGCGCTACTCCGCGGTTTATCAAGAAAAACGGTCAGATTTTTGAAATTGATGTCGAAGCCACGGCGAAACTTCGGGCTGCCCAGGCGCCGAAATTCATCAAGCTGGCGGGCAAGCTTTTCCAGCGCGAAGATTAGTCCCAAATTCTCAAAACATTAAGGAATTAGCTCATGCCTAATTCGACAAAAGATCAAGAATTACAAAGAGTTGGGGCTAAAAAGAAGTACGTTGAACGGTTTGACCGCTACGACCGCGCTTCCATTGCCAAATGGCTCGCGAGTGTAGTGGATAAAGCGGCGCAGGATCAAGAAGACGCGCAAGACCTAATTGATGAAATCGCGGACAGCGACGACCCGCGCGCCGGCCAGAATTTCTCCAAGCTGCTCAAAGACCATATCGCAAATCAGAACCACATCATGACCTGGGCTTTGGATAAATTAGAGCGCATCGACGAGCTTGCCAAGAAACCAACGCCGGAGTCAAAATCTGAAACTGCAGCTACTCCAGTAGCTCCTGCAATTTAATTTCAGCCGTAGAGGTTTTATATGACAAAACTAGCTGATCGCGTTGCTCAGTTTACCAAGCGACTTGCAGATTTGGATGTAGATCTACAGGCTCAAGTTGCAGATTCAGTCGCCGACCCCATTGAAACCATGCCGGACCCGGAACCCGTGGAATCCGTGCAGCTCGGTGCAGTGTCGCCAGCGCTCCGTGGACAAATGGGAAATGCTCTGGCCGACGTGTTCGATAATTTCGGGCCCGAGATTTACAATGGCGTCGTGCTTGCGATCAAGGAAGCGCTCAAGTCTGCTTTCGAGGAAGGCTCGAACCAAATCGAGTCGGCCGTCGAAGAGGAGCTTGGTGCCCGGGGCATCAAAGCCGCGCAGAAGCATTTCCGCAATTGGATGACCGAACTCACAGCAGTCATTACCCAGCAAGGTCTATCCGACGCTGCTATCTCGGCTGCTGATGAAGCTTCGACGTTGGCGGCGGAATTCGCGAGCGAGAAGTCCGTGTCCGAGGCGCCAGATCTCCCCGGGCTCGAAGACATCGAAAACGTTCCCCTTGAGGACGTCGAAGTCGTGGAAGAGCAGCCTGCAGAGACTGAAGAAGCCGCTGCTCCGGCATTCGAGAACACTGAGGCGGAAGGCGAAGCCGGTGGGGAAGCTGGTGGAGAAGTACCGCTCGAAGCTATTCCGGCCGTCGGTGCTGGTTTCCCGCAACCCCACATTACGCGCCGGACGCCCAAGACGTTCAAACGCTAAGGAAAGCACCATGACACCTAAATTTATTCGCGTTGCTGGGAAATTATACCGCAAGGCCGAGGGCCTCGAAGATATCGAAGCCGCACTCAATGCCGTCGTGAAGGCCAAGAGCGTGCTCCAGGGCCTCGGAATTGATTTCTCCGACCTCGTGCAGGCAGAGAAAACTCTCAAAGCAGAAGCTCCGAAACCCAGCACGCAAAAGATTGATGCCGCGGTAAAGCCGGCGCCAGAATTAATTCGCGTCGCCGGCAAACTCTATCGCAAAGTACCAACCCCAGCCTAATGTCACTATTTGCCAACAATTTCCTGGTAAAGCAAATCGAAGCGGAAGTCTTGCGAGATCATCTCGCAGACTTCGAATTAATTTCTGGCGTGGCCAGGCGGCACTTCGATTTGATTCCAGGCATTGAATTGGCAAAACTAATTTCCGAACTCACGCAGGACCAGTACAAGTTATTTGACCGCTGGTTCTCTGAGCAGCCGCGCTATAATTTTGCCGTCGCCGTGCGAACCGCTCTGGCACTTTGCGTGGCGATCAAGTTGATCGAGAAATAAATTGGATTTGCTAACCCTAGCCCACGCCTTAGCCGTCTGGCCTGAACGCGGCCCAGTCAGTCCAGGTGTAGCGCAGGAGTTTCCAGAAATTAATCCCTGGGCTTCCCGTGCAGTGCTCTACGGAGCAGAAATGCACGTTGCTTACCCGTTGGCACCTTCTATATATCCCAGATATTTCGATAAGCCGGTTGTCAAGCAGCACAAGCCTACAGGACCATCTCGATCTTCTGCTCTGGTAATTCGTCCCGGTTCTACTTTGCCTGTAACTCTAAATGGGCATCAGGCCACGGCAAACGTTGACTCCGCGCGCCGTATTCAGTATTCGGGCAAATACACGCATTTGAAATTGACCCTAATCGTCAACACTGAAAAATTACCCCTGACACTGCAAAACGAAACCAAATGTGCGTGCCTGTACTGTGGTACAGAGCCCCGGGGAAATGATTTCACGTGCCGTTCATGCGGCTCTCCGTTACCGGATTGCTAATTATTCATGCGTAACACGATTAAATATCTTGGTGTCGAATATGTGAGAGTCGCCGAAGCGCAAGACGCTTTGAGCACCGCACTGCAGCAGCTTAAAAATGCTAGAGAACAACTCAAGCACGCTACCGGTGATTATGGCAATAAGGCAACGTTGGCCAAAGCAATCGCTAGTGCTGATTCTTGGATCGAGGCGGCGAGAAATAAAATTAAACAGCACGTCAAACAAATGCAAGAACCGCACATCGCCTCGGCAGAACTAGATAATATAGCCGACGAGTAAATCTCAGGTACTCGACCCGCGGCAATGAATTAAATAGTTTCGATTCCACCTTAATTTTTGGTTAGAGTCAGTTTTGATACCAAGAAACTGGTTTGTGGTATTTCCGGAGTACCGGAATTCATTAGCGCAAACTGCATTTTCAGCATTCGGCTGAAAATGCGTAAAAATTCCGCAGGAGGATAAAATGGCCCTACAGCCCACTATGTCTCGTCAATCCAAGCTCGATATGACCCGTTCTTATTTCCAGCGTCGTGAGGAATTCGCTCTCACGGCCGCGACCAACCTCGTCGAGGAAGGCCAGCTCGCCGCTATGGGCGGGACTGTGGGGCGCGAAGTCACGACCACTGGCGGTCTCGCGGTGACTGAGGTTCCCGCAGGCGTAATGCTTCTCGGTTACATCGATGCCAATACTTTCTCTTACTGCGAAAGCGGCACCGTACCGGCTTCTCTGTCCTACACCTTGAAGTTCAACAATCTCGTAGTCAATCCCTACACTACGCCGCTTGTTGACGCCTTCGTGGCGATCAATTCCACCGGGCTCGAGATTCCAGTGGTTGCCCCGGCTCCCGCAAACGGCCAAGTTAGCATCGCGGGCGCCACAGGCGTCATGACGTTTGCCGCACTTCAGGCCGGTGGCGCGCTTTCGATGGTCGGCGTAGTATTCACCGTGCGGTATCGCTGGACACTTACGACTGTACAGGCGCGAGAGATCGTGCGTCAGTCAGCGATCGGTCGTGGCTCTGAAGGTACTTACCGCAAAGCCATCGTAGGTCGCGGCGACGGTTGCCGTTGCTTCACTACGACTTATGATGCTGATGGTGTGTGGGAGCTAAATCGTCAGGACGGCGCTGCTGGTTCTCCGGTGCTCGGGGCTGGTGGTGTATGGACGACCTTCACGAATAACAACAACGGAACTCCGTTCGGGCGCGTTGTATCTCTCCCGAGTGTGAACGATCCATACCTCGGTATGGAATTCACGACTCCCTAACGGCAATTAGTTAATTGCAGCCCGCTGGAAATAATTTCCAGCGGGCTTTTTATTTGCCGGAAGCACAAATTTAATTACTGGTTATCTATTTTTCACGTTACACTTTATTAGACCACCATAGAATCACAACATTAATCGTCTTAATCGAATTACACGGTACCATTAGGTACTGAATAAATTTCTGGCGAAAGTCAGGAAAAATTAAACATCGTTTTAGGAGGCCAAAATGGCTATTCAGCCGGGCGCAAGCCTGCAAAGCAAGTATGATCAGACCCGCAGTTATTTCCAGCGGCGAGAGGAATACGCTCTCACTGCTGCCACCGTCCTCGTGGAGGAAGGCCAGCTAGCGGTTCGTGCTGGGACTTCTCTCACGACCGTAACGACTTCAACCGGTGCTGCGCTTGAGATGCCGGTCGGCGTAATGCTTCTTGGGGAAATTGACGCCAATACTTTTACTTGGGTCGAGACTTTCACGATCCCTAACGCGGCAATTCCGACCTTCACACTCAAGTACAACAACCTCGCGCCGTCGAACTACACGCTCGGTCTCGCTGATAACAGCGACATCTATGTGTACGACAACACCGCTGCCGGTCAGATGGCGCAGGCCAACCCGGCTCCCGCGGACAATCAGTTCTCTTGCACGGCCGCAACTGGCGTGCTGCGTTTCCACATCAACGACATTGGTCACTCTGTGACCGCGCGTTACCGGTGGACCCTCACGACTCCGCAGTCACGCGAGATCGTACGCCAGTCGGCTGTGGGCCGCGGGTCAGAAAATACTTATCGCAAGGTAATTATCGGCCGCGGTAACAACTGCCGAATTTACACTACGATGTACAGCCCGCAGGCACTCTGGACTCTGAATCTTCAGAGTGGTCTCCTGAACTCCCCGGCGCTGGGCGCGGGTGGCATTTGGTCGACCGTGACCCAGTCGACCACCGGCGTGCCATTTGGCCGTGTAATTCAGCTACCGAGTCTCAATGATCCCTACCTGGGCATTGAGTACACGACTCCTTAACTAACGGTTTAAACCGCTGATTTTTAGAAAGGATTCAATCATGTCTATTTATCGCAACAAGATCGTGAACCGGCAGGGCGAGGACGTTGCTCAGCAGCCCCGACTTGCTACTCGCAGTAACGGTACCGTGGAGCGCACCGCGGCTCCGCTCGTCAACGCCAAGGGCGAGTACAACGCCTTCGATCAGAAGGATCTCAAGAACATCCTCATGACCCTGGCGAACCAGGTCGAGTCCGGCGAGATGCAGCGCGTGACTGCCGTCGACGAGGATGCGGCTTCCCGCCTCGTGACTGCTGCTCTGACCGAGCGCAACGCTGACCTCCGCGGCGGTGCCTTCGAGCGCGTCGGCCAGGTCGTCACGGACATGATTTCTGAAACGATGGGCCGCCAGTCGTTCTCAGATAAGATCTTCGCCCGCATGGACGCCAAAGAGGGCGTGGGCTTTGTGCCGCCCGTGAAGGTCGATCAGATGGACGTTGTTGCTTGGCACTTGACCGCCAACGGCCAGGTTGCCGAGTCTCTCGTCAATCCCAAGTTCATCTACCCCGAGGGTTATTGGCTCCAGACTCTAGTGTACGTTGAAGAGCAGGATCTGTATTTCGCAGGTTCCAGCTTCCTCGAGCAGAAGCACCAGCGTGGTCTCGAGGCCATGCTCGTCCGCCAGGACAACGTGGCCAAGTTCCTCCTCGACGCCGCTGCCCCCGTGGCCAACGACGTCGTGACGTTCGGTACCTTCACCCCGACCGTCGCGGGTATTCTCCGTGATCAGGTGTGGCGTTGGAGTCTGACCCCCACCACGATGCTCCTCGCTGTCGACCTCCAGCGGGACATTCTGTCTGATGACGACTGGCACAACGTTTATTCGCCAATTCAGAAGCACGTCCTCTTTGAAGAGGGGAAATTCGGCGAGATCTACGGGATGGAAGTGTTCACCGACGGTTTCCGTTACCCGACCCTGCGCGTCCTAGACCCAGGCGAAGTGTACTTCCTGTCGGCCCCCACGACCCTCGGCGTGCACATTCCTCTCATTCCTCTGTACAGCGAGCCCGTAAATCGGCACTTCGAAGGCATCCCCAAGAAGGGCTGGTTCGTCGCTTCCTACCAGGCTACCGTCGTGGCCAACAGCAAGGGCGTGTCCAAGGGCATCAAGGTCTAACTTCTCCTAACTCTCCTTCCTAATTTCTTCTGATTACCAGGAAGCCCGATTTTGCGATCGGGCTTCCGCATAATTGGGCGAAATTCTTCAGGTTATTATGAAAAATTTAGACTGGACTCCTGATACCGCGGAACAAGCCGGCGAGGCCATCGGCATCGCTTGGGATACAGCGGAATTTACACCGGAAGATTTGCTTCAGGGTATGAATGTCGAGCTTGAGCACTGTTCAGACCCAGATACCGAAGTAATTACTTGTAATTCTGAAGATACTGCTCGAATCGCTTGGGCACACCTTAAAGAATCGTCCGCATATTATCGCAATCTAGCTAAAATGGAACAAAGCTTTAAAGAAGCCTCCGCCAGAACGGCCGCCGAGCTTGAACCCGAGGACTTGGCTAAAGCGCGCGGTCTAGAAAAAACTCGTCCTGTAGTTGACCCCTATGAAATTCGTGCGCGCGAAATTCTTAAAGAGCAAGGCAACGAGCAGCCGACAAAAAAAGAACTCGATGCAGCCTACGATTTAGCCTCACGTGAAGGGCGAAAGCCCGGCGCGGCACCGGCCCCAGAAGCCGCGTCCGAGCCAGTTAAAATCAAGCGCGGAAAAAAGGTCTATAAGGCGCCCAAGCAAAAAGCTGAAGAGCCCAAGCCCGACAAGCAAGAGTTCATCGCGGCTTTCCTGGCCGATTATGACCATAGGCGCAAGTCTTTTATCATTGATAGTCTGAATGCGCTACGCGCTGATAAATCTATTTCTAAAGAGCAGCGCGTTCAAGTAGGTAAAACTATCGCGGCCATGCAGCCCGAAGCTCTGGCGGCGTTTGCTTATTCTAAAGCACTTGCTGATTTTGAGACCAAAGCAAAAACTAAGGCACAAGAATCGGCTTTTCACACCAAAGTAAAACAATACCTCAAAGCGCAGGGTATCGAAGACTATACGCAAGAGCAATGGAGCGCGGCAGTTTCTGCGATCATCGCCCAAGAGCGCAAAGAAGCCAAAGAACTAGAGAACACCAATATAGAAAAAGGCACCAAGCATCTGCAAGAGAAGAAGGAAACTGTAGACCCAGAAGACGAACAAAATGATCAACAGGTTGCGGAGTTCACGCAGCCGCTAGTCACGTCTGCGGTCAGTCAAATCAAGTCTTTTGTCAAAAATCCAAAGGCGGAAGTCTGGACACAGTATCCTGGTGCAGATAAAACCCGGTGCTTCGTTTTAGATGTGTTGGTTCCTCGCGGTGAGCGCTACGCTGCACGCGTAGGTAATTATCTCAATATACCGGCTGATGTTGTGCTCGGTGCAATAGAATCATCCGGCGCAGCGTATAAAGAATACATTACATACATCTCAGAGTTTAATACAGAACTCACCCAGGCTTTAACTGCAGCGTTTGAGGCTGAATTACCAAAGCTAGCACCGTACATAGATTTGGGTTTAGACAAAAAAGACACAGCGGATGCCGCCGACGATAAAAAAGCTAAACCGAAGATTAAATCCGATGTCCCCACACTTGACACCAAGCTCATAGGCTGGGAGCTGGAGATATTTGATACTGTAGCGTTTGGGGAATCTATTTCTGACGCACCCGAAGGTTTGCTTTTGGTTGCTACAATCGAAGAATCGTATATCGCCCATTGGTCCGCTGTGGACAAAGCGGCAATCAAAATTCTGCATACAGACATTCCTAAAACAGTTAAAAATCCAGGTAAGTGGCCTGATTGGGCAAAAACTGACAAATGGTTCGACGTCAGCACCGAGATGGCAGAACCCAGCGAAGCCGTGGTCGTGGCACAGCTTGCGAAGTACGCTGGCGGAAATGATTCCTACAGTCTAAGCGCTAGTTCGGCGCTCAAGCTCAAGCGTGATTCTGGTTCACCAGCGTACACTAAATATTTTGCTAAAAAGTTCGAAAATTTAAAGACTAAACCAGAAAAGACCGATACTCCGGTCATTGCGACAGAGATTTTCCGTGATTATTTAGAATTACCCGAATCAGATCCGCTACAGTCGCTAGCCGAAGCCATCGTTATGGAAAAAATGGGAGATATAGCGGAGCATCAGACAGCCAGAATACAAGATCAAGGATATACAGATTGGATGGTCCTGGTATACGATTCAGTCAAGCAGACTGTGATTCCTGACGCGCCCAAAGGTCTATTGCTTTTAGGTATTATTTCCAAAAAAGATAAAGAACAGCACACTCAGGCGTTGGCACGACGCAAAGCCATTATCAATAGTGCGCAGGCTACAGGGGCACAGCAGCTTGAACTTTTTGGGCCCAATGCGGGGCGCGGTGAAGGCCAAGGTGTGGCTGAGTTTACCAAAAAGGCCGAGGCTGAACTAGGACTTTCCGAGGATGAAGCCGATCTATGGCGCCAGTATTTCATTGTATCGTTGAAGCAAACTCAGCACACTCACGTGAAACCTATGCCGCGCAAACCAAAAAAATTCAAAACTGAAACAGGCAAGCAAGTGACTATGAAGCCCGACGAATCTGAATTCGCTGAAGATATTTCACAAATTGGTAAATCGGACGTCGAAACCTACGACCAGCGTTACAGCAGCGTGAAGACGGCGGTGGTTAAGGACTGCAAAGAAAAAGACCTGGATGATCGCCCCAAGGCCGAGCAAAAAGTTTGCCTCTACAGCGAAGAGGGCAAGCTGCTCGGCCGGCATCCCACGGAAGAATCGGCGGAAAAGCAACGCCGCAAGGTCGAGATGGAAAAGCACTCGGCCTACTTCAAAGTCAATCCTCTGGCTTTCGTTTCGGCAGACGAAATTTCTGATTACTACGAAGAGCAACATCTCCGGATGGCCTATGGGTTCTATGACGCAGACCAAGCGCAAAGGGCCCAAGCCAAAGTAACGGCAATCTGGAAAATGCGCAAAGCTCGAGTTGGCGCAGAGTTGACCTATACCAAGCAAAACGGCAACGAAGTAGAATTCATCGGTACGGTGGACAGCGCGCGAACGTACCGAGGTACGGCTGGGCTGGATCCGGTAGCCATCACTTCCATCAATCCCTTTGAAGAATACGCCCAAGGCAAAATTGGCAACGACACGGCTGCACTGACCGCCGCACTGCAGTCTTGGCACGGAACGCAAACTAAAGTCGCTTCGAAAGGCAAAACCATGCTTAAAGTTAAAGCTTCAGCTCTTCTTCGCATTGCGGAACTCATTGAGGTCGATGCCCCGAGTAAAGAACAGATTCGTGCCGCTGGGCTCAAGTGGCTCGCCGAGGCAGTAAAACCACGACAGCGCACTGCGGCAGATCTAACTCCTCGCGTTGAGATGATGGACGCGCTGGAAGATCTAGGTATTGTGGTGAAGAACTTCCAGGACGAAGGCAAATTTGTCGGCATGGTTAAAGATATCGGTAATGCCTTTGCCGCACAAAAAGACGCCATGGGTCTAAAACTGTGGAACGCGCTCAAGGCGGAGCTTTCGGCGCAGCTACGCGGAATGGCTGAAGATATTGGTTCAGGTGCTTCCGAGCAAGAAGGCTTCGCTGAGGCGCTAGGTGAAGCCATTAAAACCGCAGAAGGCAAAGTTCAGGCTTTCTTAGGCAAAGCCCAAGCCCAGCCCAGCGGAGTTGCAACAGCAGAAGTCAAGACCGCACTGAACGCTCCAGTATTCGCGCCACCGCAGGACCCCACCACAGAACTGCAGAGTAAGCTAGCATATATCCTCAATACCATCGAAGACTACATTGCGCAATATGCAGGCGATGCCGCCAAACTCATGGAAGTAAAAGGCGCGCTGGTTCGCGCTTGTGCTTCAGCCTATATTGATTTGAATTCACCGCGCGCCGCAGCCAAGAAATAATAGAGGTTTCCATGACACGCCAAGCTGGACTAGAAGCAGTTATCGATCTCTCGGATGAGATCTCCGACCTCGCCGATCTCGTCGCCGACGTAGCTTCAGCGATTAATTACAATTCGGCCAAGGCTGAGCTATTTGCCGTCATGCTCCTCGACGCCATCGCGGAGTCCGCGCAGGACAGCCAAGTCGACACTTTCATGGGTGTACCGAATGGTGTTCCTGGTGTGCCGCCGGCTCCCGGGGCACCTGCCGATATGATGCTCGAGGCGCCCGCGCCCATGACGGATATGCCCGGGGCACCGCCCGTGGACATGGGTCTGGGTTTGGGCGGTCCTGCGGAAGCTGAATTGGGAGGAGCGCCTGTACCAGCTGAATTGGGAGATACGCCCGGCCCAGACGACGAAATCGTCGATGTCGATGAAGCCGACGTCGAGTTCTAGTGCCGCTCGCGAGATTCATTGTAGCGTGGTGCTGTGCGGCGGAGCTGCCCGACCGCAATGCAGTCATGAAATACTGTACTTCCACCTTGGCTACGCTGCGTGACGTTCGGCATCATGGCCTCGCTGTAGAAGTCAGAGAAGCGATCAAGAAAGGTCGCGAGCGCTACATAAAAGATTTCATTAAGGACCTGTCGTGCCGGTAGACCTGGATTCAGCAACGTTCCTGCAAATCGGCGAGCCCGTTGGCACTCCTGAGGGGCCCGGCGTCGTCGTGGACATCGCGCTGAATCTAGCGAACTATGGCGGCGAATTGCAGATCGATCCGCCTGCCATTTCAGTAAAACTCGATTCAGGCAAAACCATACAGGCATGTCTCTGCAGCTTGGACTTCGGAGATCCAGACATCAATGCTGAAATTAGTCGAGAATTTGACCGTCTGTGGCCGCCCGTTGAATCCGTTCCAGAAGCTGGACTAGAGAGAACTGCCATCTCGCCTCGATACGATACAACGGTGTTGCTCGGCGAAACTCTAGAAGAGTTCGCGCCGGACGTTGCAGCCAAGGCAGCGGGTTTGGGTCTCGTGGACGCGATCAAAATCTACGATAAAGTCTATGCACCGCTAACGCGCGATCGACGTCCCGGTGAAGAGGTCATGCGCCTCGTTGAGCTGGAAAAGTATTTGGTTATTGAAATGAATTCGATTCCCACCCACTATCGCGACACCATCGACACCTGGCTGATGCGGCAGTTTGAATTAAATGTCCGCTGGGTCGCTGTGCTACCCGCCTGATTCTTTTCTTCCACGTTAATTTATAGTAGTCCAAAACTCCTGCGAGTTGAGTTATCCCTATGCCCAAACCCGGCGCGGTTATTACAAGCATTCCCGGCTATGACGTCGGTTCCGGCGCCATTGTGTTGTCGTGGCGCAATAGTATTGCAAAACTATGGCTTCAAGATAAACAAAAAGTCGTAAGACTCAAGATTCCCGAGTCTATCGTCCCGAAAATCGAAGACTTTTCGCTCAGGGCGGCGCCGTCCATAATCGATCAATCCGTTGAACAGCGACCAGATCAAATCACAGGGCTACCGAGTTTCTGGGGACCCCGAGACCCCAACTACCCATCGAGCCTCACGGATGTGTCATATAGACCACAACAATGGTGGAACCGCATGGTGGGGAGATGGGCCAAATTATTGAATAATTCCGCTGAGTTGCAGCGCCGAATCGCTTCTCTGAAAGGTGCAGAAATGCTAAATCCACAGTCAAAACCGCAGCGTATCATGCACCTGGAACTCTGGACACCGGAGATGGAAAAGGACGCTGAGCTGGATAAAGAGACTTTGGTCAAGCTCACCCAGGAATGTTGGGATGAGTACGAGCACCTCCGAACCCGAAGTCACCCCAGATTCGGCCGAGGCTGGAATACCCGGATTGCGGAATTCCTGGTATTTTTCATCGCCGAGAATGAGCTTACCCGAGAAGAGCGCTGCTGCTTCCTAGAATTCATGAAGACCATCGGGCTGATTCAGGAAAATGATTGCATTGAGGTCAAGACGCTGATGTCGCAGTACCTGCCCGAGGCTATGCGGATCGAAATTCAGAAGTAATGTTGTACCGCGGCCATCTATATCGTCTGGCTGGGTTAAGCGCCGCACCACGCAGCGCTGCGCCCAAGCTAGACCCCAAAGATAAGAAACTCACAGACGAGGATAAGAAACCTGTACTCGAAGCATGGCAGCCCCTGACGGACAAGCTCCTGGCACAGTATGAAATTAGACCCAACGGGCCCATAGTGGTTACGCAGGAAGCCGATGGGTACGATTTAATCTATAGTATTGACCAGGTGTTCAATTCTCCAGCGTTCATTCGATTCGACGTCTCGACGGCCAAGAAAGCCATTCAAGAAATCCAGGTCCGGCTCATGTGCTCGCCGCCGCATTCATTCGTCGCGGCGCAACCGGCTCATGTCAAAGACCTCATGATGGCATTGAAGACAATTTCAAAGTGCCAGAAGCGATCTGGTACATTCACGCCTCTCGACGAGAACGCCGCACAAAAGGAAGCCGAGGATTACGTCGAGAACACCATTATGTTCCTGGTGAACGCAGGCGTGGAAATAGATTTCACCAAGCAAGATGATGTCGTCGCGGCACTGGAAAAAGCCGACCTCGATGAAGGCGAAAAAGCCGCCGCGCAAGCCGCTGTTAAACAATGGGACCGCGACGAATATACAGCTTTTGTGAAGTTACTCCAGCAGCAAGCCGGGGAAATCATCAGTGTCCGGGAATCCATTTACAAGAAAGTCGCTGAGCTGACTCGGCACGAAGCCTTCGCCGTTAGCCCAGAAACCGTCAGAATCGAAGGCTACCATAACGGCGCCGCGGTCATTGGATTAGACGTACCTTGGCCCACCGTTCTGGAACTCACGGGACGCGGCGAAAACCTCAAACTCGTGAACTTCGCCACGACTATCTGCAGTGTGATTGTGAATTCCGGGCCCAATGAAAACTTAGCCAAAGCGCTTCTCACTGCGCAAGTGGATTTGATTCTCGCGGGCGACCGTGCGGCCAACCCGAGTCTCAGCAAGCCCACGACCGATAAGCTCAATTGGACCGACGAGCAAGTCCAGGAGTTCTTGAAGACGGGCGTTGGCTTGTTGGCACACAGGGTGGATTTGAAACAGCCACGCAACAACGACCTCACGAGCGTCGTCGTGGACAATAAAGTAATTGAATCGTATGAAAAGGGACCGGAGAATCAAATCGAAAGAAACGCAAAAGAATATCGTGCTAGCGTTCAGCGGCAGCTAAATAGTAGAAAGCCGGCCTACTGGTTTACATATTATGAAAACGATAATAAAGTAGAAGTTCACGCTACTGGAAACGGTAAAATCGTCAAAACTTTCCAAAATATTCCGCATCGATTCGACTATGATCTGGATAAACTCCCCATGGAGACAGCGCAACGACCAGATCAAGAGAAGCCGCAAAAGAAAAGAAGCGTGAGAACTCGCGCCAGACAGTAAAACATCTGCATGAAAATTACACCGGAAATCATGGCGGAGTGCAAGCATTACCCAGATGGTACTATAGGTGTACGAAATCGTAGCGGCAGAATGATAAAGTATGAATGCTGCGCGTCCTGTGCTGGGTGCGGCGAACCATTTTTATCTGAACATTTCTACAAAAACGGACAGCGCGTTTTTAACACGTATTGCTCTGTTTCTTGTAGAAGTAAAAATATGGTTCTTTCCGACGAAACACACCACAAAATGGTGGTGTCGCATCTCGGTAAACCTGTTTCACCAGAAACGCGTAGGAAGTTAAGCGCAGCGTCTCGTGGTAGACCAATGCCCCTGCACGTGTCGGCTGTATTGCACTCACCAGAGGCCAAACTAAAAGCCAGAGCAGGGCGAGACGCCCACGTGGCACTGCATGGTGGAAATTTAAAACCAGCACAGCATGCTGCTAAACACAACCACTACCGACACTATATAAATAAAGCGGCAAACCGCGGTTTGATTTTTGAACTGACTAAAGATGAATTCTTAGACATAACATCTAAGCCTTGTCATTACTGCGGTGTAGCATCCAGCATCACAGTTAAAAATCATGCTTGCTGCACCACAGATGGTTTTTATGTCTGCAATGGCGTAGATCGCGTGGATTCAAGCAAAGGATATACGCTGGATAACGTGGTTCCGTGCTGCACCCAGTGTAACATAGCAAAGTTAAATAAAAATATCGCTGAGTTTTTAATTTGGGTACTGAAAACGGATTTGTTTTTACGTAATAAACCCACTAGTTTAACTTATTTCGGAGACATCATTGAGGCACAGCAGAGCGTTATGCGCGTTGTATTTGGTGAGCATAAGCGTAGGCGTAAGCACGGCAGTAAAGATTATATAGTCAGCACGCTGAGCATAATTGATTTTGCACGCCTAATAAGAACGCAATGCTTCTACTGCGGTGGAGGGTTATCTAACGCGCGTGCACGCACTTACGGGCGTAACAGAAAACGTCCGGCTGATGGTGTAGTGCTGGAATACAATGGTTTGGACAGAATAGACCCCGATGGTGGCTATACCCTGGAAAATGTGGTTCCGTGTTGTGCAACGTGCAATAGAGCTAAATTAGATTACTCACAGGACGAATTCTATACCTGGGTAACACGCGTAGCCAACCACATTAGAAATACGCCAGAACTGTTTGATTTGGTCTCGTCCCATCTTTGTTAGTTTGCCGAACTTCAGGAGCCCAGAATGCTCAAAGAGACAATCATTTCGAGAAATTCGCTGGGTGCAACTCAGCTCACGCATAACATTGTAGCCAATACTTATGGCAGCGCTCCGACACTTGCAACGGATGGTTTCTACATCCGCTGCGCGGCGTCTCGCAACTACGATGCCTATGAGGCATTGTTCAGTTTCGACGGTACCGCTACCATCCTGACCAAGGCCGTCGTGAGGCCGTGGTTTTGGGTGCCGGACCACGATCCCGGCGCGGCTGGCGGCACCTGGCTGGCCGGCAAGTTCATGGAGAACATTTCAACGGGCGCTGGTAGCACTGATGTATTTGCTGCGGTCAGGAGAATCAATAGCGTCCCGGTAGCGGCTACCCGCTGCTATCTCCAGGTCGTCAGTGTTGTGGGGTTCATTCCCGTTGACCTATACATGACGGTCATGGGGATTGAAGGTATTGTTGCCGAAGTCGACATGACGGATGTCTCGGTTGAATTGGACGTCGGGGACGTCTCGGTTATGGCACCGTTCACTCAGGCAACCCATACTACGCCCGTATCGTTCACGGCGGCATTCGCGACTGCAAACACGATTCTCTGTGCTTCGGCGCCGTTCGTGATCGATGAGGCTAACTGCCGGGTAGTATTTGTGTTGTACCGACACGTCGGTGACCTGTGGTCGGCCCCGTTGGTCAATGGCATTGGCGGCGTATCACTGACAGCCGCCGCCAACGTCATCACGCTGGCCGGTACTGCTGGGGCCCCGCTGCTCGCAGGTGATGAACTGTGGGTTGGGGTGCAGCAGCGCCCAGTGTCGGGTGGTGGGGGCGGCGCAGCCGGTGGCGGCGACGCTATTTACACTTCCCCAAACGATTTCTCGGTTACGTTTTTGGCGCCTACGCAGTTGACCCTCACGGGACTGTCGTACACCCCGACGTTGGGACAATTCGTTTCGGTGTACTATGTTGACGTGGCCGGTATGGCCAAGACTCTAACGCCCGACACCAACGCGTTCGCCTGGAATTCAGGGACCGGAATTCTGACCGTCACGTCCGCTACTTTTGCGGCAACTGATTCATACCGCGTTATGGTATTCGGCCCCGACAAATCTCTGGACCTCGCCAGTAACTCAAAACGAACAGCAGAAATTAGCCCCGCAAATCTCTACGCCACTACCGAACCCCTGGTGGACGCCACTAACGTTGGAGCCGGAACCGTATATTACCCGAGCGACACGGGTGGTGATATGTTAGGTTACGGTGGATTGTGCCTACAGATGGTTACAAGTGGAGGTGTTACGACGACCGTAGAAGTGACGAACGACACGGCCGCGGTCCCTGACTGGCTGGACATCACGTTGGCGGGCGACGATCTGTGTCTGCGGTCATGGGCTGCCAGCTATGTAGATCGATCCACCATGGTGGACTTCGACAATCTGAACGTCCGGGCATTTCGCATCAAGTCAATAACGGCCGATGCGTCCAACGCTGTCCAGTACAACATCCGTCGCAAGGCCGTCAGCTAATAGGTGCAGCATGATTCTTTACCCGAAAAACTACGTTGAGAAGCCGTCGACCGAGAAGCCAGCGCAGGACAGCAAACCGGCTATTCTGCTCATCAAGGCCTTGGCAGATAAAGATGCCGTGACTTACGAGGAAGCCGTCAAGGCCGTGATGGTGGCGGAGAAACAGGCAGGCCGTTATTGGACCAACGATGAGGTCTGCGAGATGGTCAAGGCCGTGGATAATGAGTGGCACGGCGACGGGAAACCAGCGGCCGTGGAAATGCTGGTCGAAGACAAAGGAAAAGTGAAATAATGCGCCCCTGCACGTCTTTGCTACGTAATAAAGAAGTCACGCTGGATCTCACGCAGGCCGCTGCCCCCACAACCTATGATGCCCTGACGGCCACCGGCGACGTCATGATCATGGGCATAAACGCGTACGTCCAAACTGCTGGTGGCGGCGATCTGACGTCTGTCTCGATCCAGACTAATCAAACCACACCATTGGTACTGCTGACCGCCGGCCAAGGCGCGGTGGCCAATCTACTGGCCCAGAGCCACCCGACCTCCACCATGCAGACTTTGGTGGCGCCTTGGACGTTGCGGTCGGGCCAGAAGGTGCAGTACACCTTGACGGCCGCAGGTGGGGCCCACACGGGCTCCATGCGACTATTCTGCTCCTATATGCCAATTAGTCCCGGAGCTACTTTGTAGAGTAGAGGTGCGGCATGATTGGTGCAATGTTCCCGGGTTGGGAAGATCTTCGAATCACAGCTTTTGAACCAAATAGCGGGGCCGATGCTCCGCAGTTGATTCAGTTTCCTGCTGCCACGACCTACGCGCCTCAGGTTTGGAGATTCCAGAACGTGGGGTCGGTGAATTTCTTGAACGCCGTGTCCCAGATGAGCCATGGTGTTGACCTGACGCAACCGGCTTACCTGCATCTACATCTCAGCAACGACGCCATCATGGTGGAAGGCGCCATCATTGGGCTGTTTGTCGCGTTGAATGTTTGCACCATTGGTGGGGTCTGGGGAACCGAAGAGATCTACTGGTGCAGCTATACGGTGCCGGCCGGCGGCATCGCGGCCAAGACGCACATCAAAACACCAGATGTTCCAATTTCGGCCGCACTACAGGCCAAGATGGGCAATAGTTCGGCCATTTTGATCAGTGTGTTTCGGGACAAAGATACTGTGGTCGCGACCCAGAACGCCGGGGCCGTGACCGAGACCCTGAATGACGAAGTCTGGTTCTTGGAATGCGACTTCCACTTCTTCAAGTACCGAGGCGGTAGCCAGAATCATGCGGCTCCGTTTGCTTAGTAGTTTGTCCGCAGTGCAAATTAGACTAAATGATCAGTAGACAATATAAAGGTGACGCATGTTGATAACACCTACATCGGAAAAAATGAGGGGCTTGGTCGACCTTATTGATCTGACCGACCCCGTCGCGATAGCGCAAAGGGGCGGCACCGTCACGGGAGCGCTGCAATTTGATGCTGTGAAAGGGGCCTACCTGGATGGCGTCAACGACTACGTCCGATATCCTGTCGGTACCCAGGTGTTCGGGGCTCCGGGTGTCTGGTCAGTAGTAATTGAGTGTACTCCGGGGTTTGAAGCCAATGACGCCGGCATACATTATTTTATATATGGATCAGCTACATCGCGTTTGTACCACTCGGCAGGCAATCTGCTCTTCCGCATGGGGACTACATTTTATATAACTGCTGCGTATGCGGCATATGCGGCATATTGGAAAACAAACCAACGCAACGTAATCGTGTATACGGCAATAAACGGAAGTCCAAAGCTTTACCTAAACGGCAATCTTGTTGTTACGACAAACATACAGGTAACCGCAGAAAATTTATCTTCATTGTATGTTGGATCTGACAATAGCGGATCCGGCAAGTTCCTCGGACATATCCATAGTATCAAATTCTTCAAGGGCACCGTTGCGGCCGATCTCCTGACCGCCGGGGAGGCGGCCTCATTTTACGACCGGTCGACTTACACGTTTCGCAGTCGCGCAATCTGCTGCCTGCCCATGGGCGCAGAACAGCACGATCCGGTCAATAATCTCGTTCGTGACACCAGTGGACGGGGCAACCACTTCACCTTGGGCGACGGCACCGCGGCAACCAAACCGACCAAGTTGGCGACCCGGGGCTATAGTTTTGACGGTGGGGATTATCTAAAAGCAAACTACAACATCATAAATGGAACCCCGTGGACAGCCTGTATGTTGGTGTCTATCACAGGTTCTAACTATTTGTTTGGTGCATATACTGGCGCGGCAGAAGTAAGGGTGAATAAGGCAATAGGAACGCCTGCTGTGCTTTTCACCACATTGGGTGCTGGCGACGTTTACACATACGACAACAAAATATCTACTAACGCAACCACAATAGTTAATGACCGGGCTTTGTCATTTATTACATTTAGTGACACCGACTGTGCATACTCGTCTGTAGTGAACATCATGAGTCGGTATAACAATTCGGGTCCAGCAACAGGGAACGTATATTATTTTTCACTATACCCGTTTGTTCTGACCTATCTACAACGATTCGACGAATATCAATATGCCTTGCAAAACCTGGGGAAAATCTAAATGTCTAACGTGATCACCTTGCTCCGGGCCGAGGGTTCCCTGGTAGGGTATTTCGACTTTAGGTCCGGCACCATTCAGGATTGGTCGGGCCGGGGAAATCACGGGACGTTTACCTCAACACCCTACTTCACTCGTGACGGTTTGGATTTTGGGACCGGAAACTCCCGGTACGTTAATGTTCCTGACAGTGACAACCTGCGATTGACGACCGGGTGTCTCGTGGGATTCGCGGCCGGGGGTGGTATTAGGCAAGTAGCCAATGCGGCGTTTGTGTTCAAACGAGCCGCAACAATTGAATATAGCCTTAATTTAACTGCATTGGCTATCGTCACCGACGGCACGGTTGGAACGAATATCACCTATACGCTTCCTTCCAATACCAAATACGTTGCGGCCAACATCACCAACGGCGCTAAATCAAACTTCTATGTCAATGGTCTTTACATTGGTGACAGTTCCAGCAACCTGACGCTGACCCCCTCGAATCAGGCCGTGAGGCTGGGAAATTTCGTCGATACCGTGACCAAGGTATCGGCTGTCCTGATTATCAACCGACCCTTGACCGCCACAGAACATTCCGCGCTGTTCAGTGAGCTTTCGGCCGCCACTTGGCCTGCCCTGACCCGTTGCATCAGCTATGTCGACACAAAGCCCCGGGTTCCGGATACTGGATTAGTGGCGGCATGGGATTTCGGGGCCCTGCAGAACGGCAAGGTTGTGGATCTGACGGGTCATGGTTATGACGCCACGGCCTTTGGTGTCGTGACGGAGCAGACCCCCTGGGGCCGCGGTGTCCGGGGCAACGGGACCAGCTCCTACCTGCAGACCGGAAACGTCGACCTCAGCACCACCGATAAGGTCACGGTCGTGATGGTCGCGAAACCCCGAGATCTTGCTGTGTCGGCTGCAATGGTTGAGTTGTCGACCGGTTTTCCATCAGCCACTGATGGTCTTGCCCTGTACGGTGGGTCCAGCAACGTGAACGCCGGTTTGCGTGGCAATACCGGAACTTGCCTTGCTTCTACTGCCGCCATGACCTCCGGTGTGCCGTTGATGATCGTGGGTGTATTTGATAAATCGCTGGCCACTAACGAGTGCACCGTTTACCTCAATGGATTTGATGCCACGGCTACCCGGACCGACCTCAACAATACCAATTTGTTTGGAAACAAACCATTCTATTTCTTGGCCCGTGGAGGAGCCTCGCTGTTCTCGAATGCCTGGTTGAAAAGCTGTGCTGTCTACAACCGTGCCTTTACGGCCGCAGAAGTCCGGGCCACCTGGGATGCCAGCGGCCTGAAGTCTGCCGGCTGGTCCACAGACTTTGGGGTTCCCGTGAGTGTTGCGGCGCGGGGCGGAACCGCGGGCCAGCAACTCGAAACCACAGATTTCAAGTTCCTGACCTCGACACCTCGGTATAGTGTCGCGACATCGACTATTTCCGGCACGGTCGTCAAAACGATCTCGTGTTCGACCGCTGGTCCTTTGTTCCTGGGTTCTCCGTCCCTGGGCCAGACCCCCACAGAAGCAGCCTATGGTCAGTGGAGTTGTTGGTTCAATAAGTCGGCCGGTGGGGTAATCGATTGGATGCCGGTCGCCAGTGACAAGATTGCGCCGGCAACCGCCGGGAACAACGGCTACCTGCTCCGCATTGATGCCAGTGAAAAAGTTTGGTTCTATAAGAACAATGGCGTGACCTTGACGCAACTATTTGCCACGGGCAATGACTACATCGTAGCATCGACTTGGTACGGCTTGAGATTGGCCCGCAGTTATGCTGGCGCCTGGACCTTGCAGATCATCGGCGGGGCTTTCACGGGCTGGACCACTGTCGGAGGCGCCACCAACAACGACTATGTTGTGTCGGGTTACCAAATCTGGGATGTAGATTCGAGTGATTTGCTGAGTATCGGAAGTTGTTGCGGGAAATATCAGTACAGGAAATCAATAGCGTGATGTCGAAACATCAATACTGGACCGCGAGGAACCAACATGGCGTTCACATATAATTCCGGCCTGTTCCTCTTGGCCGACGAAACCACGGGCGTACGATGGAATGACCCGGCTGCTGTATTCCACATGGCGCTCGTGACGGCCGCGTATGTATTTGACCCCACCCATACTGTTTACGGGGACCTAAGTGCGGAGATTACAAACATATCTTATGTCGCGGGTGGTAATGCCATCACTACTCGCACATGTATAAAAGACAATATAAATGATCGCATAATCTTTGATGGTGATGACGTAACCTACGTCGCGTTGGCCGCTGGTGACCTTCCGGCAGCCGGCGTGATCTATTTAAATTCCGTCGGACAGCCCAAAACCCTCGTCAGTTATAATGCCATCACGGTGCCGATCATGCCGAGCGGTGGAGCGTTCACCATCATGGCAAATGCCACTACAGGGTATTTTATTATCTCAAATCTGTAGTGCAGTATGGCCGATTATGCCCTGACGGATCTCAGTTGGTACCGCTATCTGCAGGACGTCCAGGCTCCGGTTTCTTCTGCTTCGGCCAACGCCGAGGCTCAAGATGTTACCGTTCAGGTCGACCTGTCGGTTCTGGTTTCTTCTGCTTCGGCCAATGCCGAGGCCCAGAACGTCACGGTCACAGGTGGGGCACCGCCGGTTGTCAATCGTCGTGTCTTGGTCGCGACGGCCTCGGCCAATTGGTCGGCGCAGAGCGTCACGGCAGTCGAGCAGGGCTACTGGGTCACGACCTTCTGGGCTGCGGTCCAGACCACCACGGACCTGGCCAGCATCGAGAACATCGCGTCCACGTCTCTACAGGGCGCAGGAGTTTTCAGCACCGACTTGGCGTCGTGGAGCAGCAGTACTGACCTTATGTCTGCCGCGGGCGACGACATCACGTTGACCTTGGGATTGCCGGCCAGAACTGATTTTTGGTCGTCAGCCCTGCACGAAACTGAGTTCCTCGGTTTGGCCATCAGGACCGACTTCTTCTCCACCCCAACCCCGCTGTAAAATGTGAAACATGGCCTATGCAACGTCCATCACGATGTATCGAAATCGCAACCACACCGTCAGGGTAACGGTGGACCTCACGACCTTGGTGTCGATCCAGAACGCCACCGTGCGGTTTTCAGTTCGGCGCGGGGCCGTGACGGAAAACGGCGCCATCGTGATCAACAAAACAAATCTTCCCAGTATTGTGCTGGGTGCTGAAGTCATCTTGCCCGACACCGTCGAGTTCTACCTGCAGCCCAGCGATACCTCAGGGTTGACAGCAGGAAATTACACGGCTGACGCGACCATCACGACGACGCTCGGTACCTTCCAACTCTTGGCGCCCTTGGCCCTGACGCTCATGGAGCCCGTGACACCGTAATGGCCGATTTCAACGATCTCGACCTGACGCAATACACCCCGGCAGAATCGGATGACATCCGCGAAGCCGATTTGGATTTGGTACTGCTCATGATGTCGAGTGACGCCGACGCGCCTGGGCAGATTAATATGGACAACATCACGACCGGAACCGATCTGGGGTCTGACATGGCTGTTTGGGCTACTCTGCGTAATCGAGTTTTGACCGATGCCGTCAGCACGACCAACCGCGCCTGTCAATTCCTGGCGTTTGTTGATGAGCATTTGGTCACGACGGCCGGCTGGACTCGTGTCGGTAGTGGTGGCGGAACTGCCAGTGGTCTCTACGGATGGGGCGCCGCAAAGGTCCTGCCGGCCTTTGCGGCTTCCCCTGGGTTAATGAAAACCCTGGCCTGGGGCCTCTATCAGAACGCCAGTGGTGCTCAGGTACTGTTCAGCCTGTCAACCGCCTACTGTAAGATCCAACTGGCCCCTCAAGGCGGGTTTGCCGCCGGGGCGTCCGATGAAGACACACTGCCAACGGCACCGGCCGAAAATCTCGTCCTGACTACCACCACGACTTACACGAATGTGGGCGCTAATCTCAATCAAGTGTTCACGTTTGCCTATACTGCGGACCATAATTCATTTATATTTTTCGGCAAATTTGGCGCCGTCGACAACCTTGCGTATGCGATCGTGAAACTTGAGGATTACAAAACCGGCGATACCCGACCTTACTGGGCCTATTGCAATGCCAGGTCTGACGCCGATAATTGGTCATTACTGTTGATGTCATCCACGCCCATAACCGACAGCATGATCGGCTGGCACCCCACGACCGGCAAACAGGTCTACTCGATCTTGAACCCCGTGACCAACTCAGCCGATGTGTTTCTGAACATGCCGGTTGACCCAGTCAGCGGATACCACCAAAAACTAGAATGTTTGCTGGGCTGTACGACCGCGGGCTCAATTCACTTGCGTGGCAAGATACCCGGAGTCTACCGAGTGTCCAGCGCCTTGGCAACCGGCGACAAGCTCAGCCTGTCCGGCGGCGTGTATGAGCAGGTGGTGATCGGTGATTATGCGGTTCCGTGGATGAGTTCCGACGCGATGACGTGGTAATATCATGACCAGATATTTAGTCTACCGAAATGCTGTTTATCGCATCGCTTCCATGCCGTTGCAAGTTTTGCAGTTGGGCCCTGGCCAGAAATTCGATCCTGATTTCAAGACTTCCTGCACGCCTCCTTGGCAGGTTAACCCCTTCAATTACAAGCCGCTGTGCAGCAGCGGTAATCAACAACCGCTCTGGACCTCATCATACGACTACGAGGCAAAAAGTACTGAATGGCTAAGGTACTGCGCTCGCGGCTATGAAGACGACATTGGGGAACAGGCCGTCATTTTTGAAGTGTCACCGTCTGCACGTGTGATGCATATTTTGAACGAAGACGACTTTGAAACAGCTTTAGGTCTATATCCTGGTGAGCCTTCCAACGACATGAAACGCATGGGAATGGGCCGACCTTTAGATTGGAACGCTGTCGCGCAGGAGTACGATGGATTTCATGTAGGGCGCGAAGCAATTTCTACTTCAGAACTTCGGGAGTGGAGCGTCGAATCGACCGTATGGTTTAACCCGAAAGTCTTGACGGTAAAGCAAATAGTTGACATCCAACATTACTGTGACGCCGCTGGACACGGTCGTAGTTTGTCCCCACAAGAGCGTAAAGACATCAAGCAACAAAAAGAACAAACAGAAGAGTCTTTCGGGGAAAAACTTGACCAGTGGCTCGAGCACAGGACTGGGCCACAACCACAGCCGCCCCATGACCAGTACAGGTTCCGTTACGAAATACCCCGGCCATAGCAGCAAGGAAAATTCAATGCCGACAAAACTGCAATACCGTGGTCATGTTTACCGGCAAGCCAACCCCTGAATGGTGGGGACAGGACCAAGATCATCACTACACGCAGCCCGCAGATCCCGAGACTGAAATCCCGGTGGCAGATCTGCTGCGGGAATTCGACGAGATGATCGAGATCGCGTGCCGAGACGGCACCTGGAATGTTGATCCATATCTCTTCGGCATGGCCAATGGCATGATTTTCATGCGGTCAATAGTCAGCGGCGAAGAACCTCAGTATTTGGAGGCGCCGGCCGAGTGGTCGGGCGAGTCCAGTGGGGTAGAGGCAGAATCGGATAAGCGTTCACTTGCGCGGGGTGAAACTACACGTTACGTTACCCGTGACTATCTTCGCCAATATGTAGAGTCTACCGGTGTCGATTTGGACGACATAAAGCGTCATTATGGCCTCGGACAACATTCGGCCAGTGCCCAGTACCGACGGGGTTTTGTCGACGGGCAGGATTTCGGGCATGCTATTTTAGACGACGCGGCCCAACTTGAGCATGGTACCACAGCACTACAACGTGATGTCGACCGATTAGGCTGGGACGGGGCCGTTGAGCACCAGCAAGATTTAGGCGACGCGGCCCAGCAACGTCTGGACCCCAATGCCATCAGCAAAACCATGTGGCAAATGGGCGTGCGGGATGCCAAACTGCTCGGCCCAGGGCTTATAACAGTCGAAGAGGCGAAAGCTAGGGCGGCCAGAAGTGTCGCCAGCACTAAACAAGAAATATTGGCAACCCTGACCTCCAAGTTTAATTTCGGCGAACCCAACGAATTTGACACACAAATCAGCACCGAAGCGGCCTACGCGCAGGAGCAGGACGCCATGGTGGCGTGGACAGCAGTCCGGCAGTACATCGATTCCGTGCTGCGGCAGCTCCTTCCCGTCACCACGACCGAAACAGATTTCGGCATGGCCCAAACCATCCTTGGTCTCATTGAGGTGGCGTCACATGTCGGTCGTGTGCGTTGCCGATGCTCAGATCCTTGGCGACTGCATGTCGGCATCACGACGCTCGCCAAATAGTCTGCCACACACCTGCTTTGCCATGTCGTACTCCTCAGATCCAAACGATCGACTGAGAAATATTTTAGCAATAATTTTATTGCTTTACCTAGTTTATTGGTTCTGGAGTTACTTCCCGAAGCACCAATCACGTTAATTTTGGGTATACGACGAGTACACGAAACAATTCGGGCAAGCAGATCCCACGGCTCCGCTGGTCAAATACCTTCAGACTCTCAAATCGTTCGAGAAGTAACAACTGCAGCACACTTTTCCGCTTGACATTCCCACCGTTCCCTGCTATGTTGCTAGTATGCCAGCCAAATCCTACTACGCATTTGCCTTTGGCAAAGCCGATTTCGAAAACAATATTTTAGTTCCTCTGAGTGCTGCGTTCCGTCATTTCTGCATGGCAGAATGGTGTAAAGCGCTCGGCACTACACACAAGTTTTTCGATCACTGGTCGGCAGAAGTCGACAATCTCACCGACACTTACCTGGAAGCTGTCGTGCAGCCAACGACGCTGCAGCCGGCTGGCAGAATTAAAGTTTATCTCCGCGTAGTTGCCCGGCTGCGCGATCAAGACGAGCACTTGCAGAACCTGGCGTTCCAGCACTATTGCAAGTCATTTCCAGAACAGCATCCGAAAACTACACGGCTGCCCAAAGTCGTGATCGACGCATTCTGGCACGACATCCATCTCCGCACCAAAGCTGCACTCGTCGACACCCGGCAGACAGGGCGCATTTGGCTATTCGAGTCTGTTTTCAGCCCGATTTCCGCTTGACATTCCCACCGTTCTCTGCTACTCTGGCTATATGACTACTGTATGCCGTATTGGCTTCGCATTCTCAAAAACTGAACTCGAGAACCAGATGTTGGTCCCGCTGCGCGCCGCATTCCGCCACTATTGTTTGGTCGCGTGGTGTCGGCTACAGGGCACCACATATCAGTACTACGACCACTGGCAGGCGGAGGTTGTGAATCTTACTGCAGCGTTTTTCGATGCGCTGACGACGCCTTCAACACTTAAACCTGCCGGTAGAATTAGAGCATACGAGCACGTCGTCGCAGGAATCCGAGATAATACGATTGTGTTCGAGGAAGCAGCACGCGACCACTATTTGGACGCCTTTCCCGAGCAAGAAGACAAGATTAAGAACAAGCGTTTGGACAAAGCTACATTGGATAAATTCTGGATTTTATTGAACGCGCGTGCGAAAAAGAACCTCGTCGCGAACAAACTCGTGGGCAAACGCTGGCAGTTCGAATCAGTTTTTGGTCCTATCGACGCTTAGTTTCTTGCTAGCCGATTTTTCCTACCCTACAACCACGCCACTTTCCCACGTCTCCTGCATAAAAATGGCTCCGGCTGCCCTTTTCCCGTGACACAGCAGTAAAAGCACGTTATACTTTAGTAACCACCGCGGTGATTCCCCGTGGTTACTACCAAAGGACGCCTCATGCTGTGGAATAAAGCCAAGTTTGATTTCGCCGTCACGACGCTTAAATCCCATACTTCCATTGAAAGCGTCTGCGCCATTCTTTCCAAGAGGTGGAGAGAAACCATCTCACCAAACGCACTGCGCCGCGCGTTTCGCCGCGAAAAGCTCAAGCAGCCCCAGAGCTACTTGAAAAACGAAAAGTCCTTGGGACCTGAATGCCAGGGCAAGGTTGCGAAAAAGAATTTTGTTGTCTGGGATGCCGGCGTAATCAAAACTACAATCGAAGTGTTGAAGCGCCACGGCACATTGGCACCGGCTTGTGCGGAATTAGCCGAATTGTTCAAGCTACCGGTGAACAAATACTCCATGGCGCGGGGCTTCCAGCGCCTGGGGCTAAAGCCTCCAGCGAGTTTCTTAGATCCGCACAAAAACATTGAAGCTCGGCACGAACAAGCCCGCCGAGCCGGAAATGCGTTCGCCCGAAACGTCGAGGCGAAGAAACTGGGGACCAGAGCGGGGATCGGGAAGATTGAGATGCCGGAGTGGACCCTTGGTGAAGACGAAGAAGGCCGAGCGGTTAAGCCGCCAAAAATTGGCTTAAACCTAGACGAAGGGCAACGCCGATTATTCCTAAGCACAGTACAACGAGGGCCTAGAACGATCAATGAACTAGCAGACCAGTTTGACGTTTCGCCCAAAACCATTAGAAGTATTTTTGAATCACTACAAGGTCAAGGGTATACACTAGCCCTAGAGCACGATCAGGTTATAAGTTTTAACTCTAACGCAGAAAACAGCATAGAAAACGCGAAAGAAATTCCAGACTACGCCGGAGAGGACGGAGTTTTCTGTTTCGGCGCTGTGGCTGATACACATTTTGGCTCCAAATATTGTGACGAGCAAGCGTTTAAAGATTACGTTGATTACGCCTACTCACTAGGTGTTAGAACTATACTGCACGCAGGCGACTTGATGACTGGTTTGCTTAACCACCACGGTATGTCATACGAGGTAAAATTATTAGGTTTTGACGAGCAGGTAGAGCATACCCTCAACTCTCTACCGCAGAGAGAAAGTCTATCTTATTGGTATATTATCGGGAACCACGAGCAAAATTCCTGGGCAAAATCAATAGGTTACTCGCCTGGACGCGCCTTAGAGCGCCGCGCCCGCGAGCTAGGACGCACCGATATACACTATATAGGTGATATACAAGGCAGAGTGGTATTCGGACAAGAAGAACAAGCTATTAAGGTCGAGCTGGCGCACCCCAAAGTCAGCGGAAGCACATATGCAATTTCATATCCGGTACAAAAATGGGTAGAACGCATGCCTGGAGGGGCAAAGCCGCATATACTTTTGTCAGGCCATCTTCACAACTACTCTATCATAAATACACGAAATGTAGTTTGTATCCAGCCAGGGTGCTTTGAGCATTCCACTCCATACACTAAAGAAATGGGCTTGCACCCCGCCGTTGGAGGAGTTATTGTTTGGGCTAAGCGAGACGGCGTAAACTTATGGCTTCGTAGTGAGTGGGTAGCAACCCGCACCAAACCTGTAGACTGGACCCAGATCGAATGACTCGCGGGTGACTTATGTTGCTTTCGGGCGTGTACAAGATTCAAAATACAGTTAATGGCAAACAGTACATAGGTAGTTCTGTGAATATACGAGAACGCTGGCAAGACCACGAAAGAAACCTGCGTGCCGGTACGCACGCTAACGCCAGGCTGCAACACGCCTGGAATAAATATGGGGCAGACGCGTTTATATTTTCTATCATAGAGCTAGTCTCTCCAACCAAAGATGCTTTAATTGCACGCGAGCAAGCGTGGATAGATTTGCACAATACTGCTCATCGGGATGTTGGGTACAATATAAGTCCGACGGCAGGATCTTCTCTGGGCACCAAATTTTCTGCGGAAACTTGTGCGCGCATGAGTAAAGCACAAAAGGGCAAAGTGCTCACGGAAGAGCACAAAAGAAAGATAGGCGCAGCGGCAAAAGGCAGAAAAGCGTCGGACGAAACTAAAATAAAGATTGGAAACGGTAGTCGAGGCAGAAAGCACACAGAGGAATGTAAAGCTAGAATCGGAGCTGCGTCCGCTGCTTGGACACGTGGGCCTGTATCGGACGAGACGCGCGCCAAACAAAGTGTAACGCGAAGAGCGAAACGATTGGGACATGGCGCCTCTAATGGCAGGGCAAAATTAACAGAAGAACAAGTGATTGAGATCCGCAGACTTTACGCCACACGCGAATACACCAACGTTCAAATAGCGCAGCTTTTTGGCGTGTGCAAATCCACCATAGGCAGGATAGTACAGGGTAAACACTGGATTTTTGTAGCTTAAAATTGTGCGGTATTAATTAATGCACGCTGGCAAGATAAAGTATCGAATTCTTTCATTCATAATTTAAACTTTTATGCCTTCCTTTTGTGCTCCATGCCAGTAAATTTTGTAAAACAATAGGGAAGAATTTACCTGCTTCCACGGTAGACTATGCTCGTCGACCTCCTCCACGACTTATTCCTAGATCTTGACGATATGGAATTTTTCCTTGACGCCTATTCCAATGACTACGAAGAGACGCTAGCTAAAATAGAACTATGTGAAACTACACGCGAATTAATTTATTTACTTCAGCGCTATCCTGTTTTGGTCGTAGCGTGCATTGCACACCTCGAAGTAATTCTAGCGCGACCCTACGATGAAACCGCGCAAGATCTTCCTTGTCTTGTGCTCCTCCATGTGCTATATAAAGTGCAGAGCGCAGCGCTGGAGCCTGCAGTAAAACTGTTTGTAGGAAAACAACACCGCCACGCTGACCGCTTTATCGCCGATCTCGGCTATTGAGGTAAACTTGGATTTCATCAAGCTGGCAAACGAGATCGGCGAACTCGTACAAGAGAAGAACCAAGTCTACGGCGATTCGTTCGCGCGTGCTGGTGAAATTCTGAAAATTCTATACCCCAGGGGTATTGAACCTTCGCAGTACAGAGATGTCCTGGCTATCACGCGCATCCTGGACAAGTTGTTTCGCATCGCTACAGCTCGTGATGCCCTGGGCGAATCCCCGTACCGAGATCTCATGGGCTACGCCCTCTTGGGTCTCGCGAACGCCGAAGCAAAACAAGAGACAACCACACCTGCGGAACAATTTAAACGCGACCTTGCCGACGTAAGACAGCAACGTAAAAAGCCCGCCATTTAGCTGTTTTGACCACTTTTATACCTACCTGAAAAAATCGACATTCCCGATTAATTTTTTCTTGACTTCATAAATAATCTGTTCTATAGTGACGTCATACACAATTCGCGCGCTTTTCTGCGCTTGGAGCATCATGCCGTTATCCGACGTCACCAAACAGGACTTTCTACAACGCAACATAATTGATAATCCCGGACTCAAACGCTATATTGGTTCGTTGGCCAAGCAGCGCTTGCGTTTCGTCTGGGGCAACGACCGGGCTATCGAGCGCGAGGACATCGAAGCCGAACTCATGCTCAAGGCTGTGGAGGCCGCGAGGAAATGCGAGGCCAAAGGGATCGATGGCCGACACTGTACCAATACTCTGAGAGTCGCGGTAACGAATCACAGCTTGAATCTAGCGACACGCTTCGGGTCAAAGGCACGCAACCCCCTGACGCGTGTCAGTAAGGCCGACAAATTCCGAACTGCCTGGTGGACAGATTTGGAAGCGAATTCAGTAATTCAGGTCATGGTCTCGACTCACCCCCGCCACCGCAAAAATAAATACATCCTGACGTGCAATACTAATTCTGGCCTACAGCAGTATTGCCACGTGAACCGCCTTTTCGATACTGAAGAAGATGCACGCAAAAGTCTAAAACGCTATCGCGTCTTAGGCGATGGCAAGCGCAAAGCCGTCGTAGATCTCACTGTCGATATGGACGATTTCCAGCCCACAACCAAATCATTTGATCTCCCGACCTCGCAGGATGGCGAAACTACTTTGTACAATTTCGTCGGCGGCAAAAAAGACAAAAGCACCGAAATAGAATTAAACAAAATACGCAATCCGAAAACCCGTGCTTGTTGCGCTCTGGCGCTGGGTTGTGGGGACTACGAGACCTTCCGGGTTTGGGCACAGCAGCACGGCTGCGATATCGGAACTACCACGTATCGTGAATTCCTACGGCTCGCCATGGAGTTCTGCGGGGTGGAAAAAGAAGATCTAGAGCGTGCCTTGACCAAATTCCGCCAGTAGCGCTTGACTTTCACCCGTCTGTACAGTAAACTCCTACTATTGCAGTAGGAGCAGTGATGCCAAATAATTCTTTCTGGTCTAACGAACTAGTACAAACCGGCCCAGACACCTGGGAGGTCCGCTACGGCAAACACCAAGGCCAGCGGCAAAAGGTCTCCGCAGCCAGAAACAGGGAGGCCGGCGTCAAACCCGCGCAGCACAACCGCGTCAGGGTATACAAGTATTTCCTGGACCGTAGACACAAAACCATTACAGACGCCCAGGGTAATGTAGTAGCACGGCGCGTTACTATTACTCAAGGCAAAAAACTCATGGGGCACAAGCAAACGCTCGTACGCTTCATGATGGATGGATTGGAATGGGCCGGGCGTACGGTGCTGGGCGGTAAGAACGCGTTGGTGCTTCGCCCAGGCCGACGGAAAATTGCCAAGTGCCCATGCGGTAAAACGTTGAAATCGGATAATGCCACAGGGCTCTGCCGTGAGTGCAGGAAAAAAGAAACTCAGAGCAAAAATAAAACCTGCACAGAATGCGGCAAGGCCATCAGAGACCAAAATGTGACAGGTCTGTGTGCAAAACATTACCGAGAGTCGAAGCACGCAGCAGAGCAAAAGCGTAATTTCAACCCCTTTGCACCGTAACGAATTTTCACCTTAAATTGTAATAGCGGCTTTCCGCCCACCAGGGCGAAGCCCTGCTTATGATCCAAACTCGACCCTCCCCACAATTTATTCGTATCGACCCCATGAGCGAAACTGCGCTCTCAGGGCTCGCGGAGCGCGACATCACGCGCTACCTCGAGGTCGTGAAGCTCACGTTGCAGCGCTTCATGGAAGAGTGTCTGGGCAAGGAAGGTCAGTTCCGGGAATTCTTCGACCGCTTCGCCAGTTTCACCACGGGTTTCATCGTAAATGAAACTCTGGACCGAGACCCCAATAAGCGGCATCTACAAATAGCCAGATATTTCGACGACATTCAAGAGCGCCCGCCACAGATTTTCATCCAGGACAATGGGTATAATTACCAGCCGTCCGGCTTAGGCGGAATTGACGATGGCTGGAATATGCGGAATGAACGCGGGCAACAAGTAATTCGTGTTGCAGACGTAGTGACGATCCCCTGCCAGATTACCTGCGCCGCGTTGTCTGAGCAGGACATCAACAACATGGCGGCATTTATTTCTGCGGCTTTCGGACAGTTTCAGCAGGAGATCTGCAAATATATCCTGAAGCCCAAGCCAAATCCGGACCGTCCTGCACACTGGGAAGTACGCCTACCCTTCACGTTCAAAGTCAGTCCCAAGAAACATGAATCTCTGCACGAGGACACTCGGCAACAACTCTGGTCCGTGACGGCCGACATGGACGTAGTGTTTGAAAACTCCGTCTACATGATCTACGCGAACCAACCCAAACTCGAGTTCACGGAAGGCACTCTGGGCGTTTCCGTGCCGTCAACTATCCGGTTGGGCCAGAACGTTCCCATTAACCTGACGAAACATCCCCCACGCTTCACCGTTTATACTGATGATCCGCGCGTAGCTGTGGTGCACAAAACCAATTTGACTTTCTCGCTGCAGCCCAGACGCCCCGGCACCTGCACGTTGTTCGTCACCGCAGAAGATGGTGGGTCCAAAGGTCCCAGGATATTTTTCCAGCAGACCATTACGGTGGTTTCCAGATAATCATGGATACAGATTTACAGAAAGAATATGGAGTTCTGTACACCAAAGTACTAGATATTTTGTACACAGCGGATTTAGCACAAACCCACAGTCCAGATCCAAATGAATACTGGCCAGAAGTCGGTGAAATAATTCCTCGACTGCACCTGTGCGGATCTCCGGAAGAAGTCCATAGTCTAGTCTATCGAGTTTTTTGCCAATTATTTAGCGATAAAATAGCTGGAGATTTTGATCGTTATCGTGCCCCGGCAGAACGAATTTTTGAAGCGTACATTTTATATCAGCCTGTCTAGTAAATTCACGTTAATATCTATTAGCAATTAGCTTCCTTTTGGGTGCAGTCAATAATTGCGCCCGATTTCTTGTAGTTTAAGGAGTTCAACATGGCAATCGGCGATATCCGGCTTACCAATTCGCGTTATGTGCGTCCCGGCGCTTACATTGGATTTGTGCCGCAGCCGTCCCCAGTTTCCCCGACGGGAAACCCACGCTATCCCTGCATCGTGGGCCGTGGGTCGCGCCTCGCACGGGTTAACGCCGAGCAGCACGTGCGTGCTCGCGTGTACGGTGAGCAGCTCACATTCACGTCTACGGCGCCGTACATCGCGTACCTGGACAATAACGCCAATCCCGACAAGGGTTTGACGCAGGTTTACGACTCCTCGGGGCGTCCTGTGCCTTCCGACAAGTGGGCGTTCCTGGTGAATCTCTCGGCCTCGGGTTACTACAACCGCGTGCAGATTGATTCCACGACGTTCAACAAAAACGTCACGTATTACGTGGAATACCAGTCGGTAGACCGCGGCGTGCTCGACGAGATGATGTTCGACGGTGTTCGCGAGATGCTGCTCGTCGGCGATGCCGAGGGGCAGAATAAGTACGTAGAGTTCACGGACTATCGTGTGGTCACGTCGCTCGTGGGCTCCACCGTGGACCCGGACGCCTGCACGGCGGACACAGATAATACGTTCTACGCTAGCACCATCGTGCCGGCTGCACTAGTACCCGCTCCTGCTCCTGGCGCGGGTTCTGTCGCGCTAAACGCGGCCACCAATTACATTGGTGGGTATAACCGCAAATATGTGCTAGAGTGTGTGGCCGTCAACGGTGGTGTTTCAGCAGACTTTAGTCTAACTGTAACCAACTACTCCGGCGGTAACGCGCAGACGCCAAACGTGCCGTACGTCCCGGCAGCTACTACTTCTATTTTCCGGCGTATTTTCGCAGACCCGGCCACAGCGTTCTCGTTGTCCAACCCCGCGAGTGTTGGTGTGCTGTCTGGTTATCTGACCACCAACCCGCTTCCCAATTTCTTTGGGTCCGACGGAATCGTACTGGACATCGACGCGGCATTTATTGGCGGTGACGTAGGCATTACTTGGACTTGGATGGCGTATGGACCGGGCAAAGTTGAATTTGCTTCGGCACATGACAATACTAACCAATACTCGACTGTTCTAGACCCGGTGGAGCTTGGTGATATTGACCCTGCACTAGCGGCCACCGCACAAACGTCGGGGGGTAAAATCACTGTTCATGCCGACACCGATTTTTCTGATACTTTGGACCGTAGCTATTTCCTGCACTGCAGCGCATCCGGCGGTGCGGTGCCTAATCGTACGGCCACCATCACTTGGGCAGGGTACAAGGAACTTCCGTACACCACCGGCTCCATCGGTCTCGTAGAGGGTACTCCGGCTTCGTACCAGCGGGTGCTGCTGGAAAACGGAATCTATCTGACGTTTGCATTCGGAACGTCACACAACCTGGTGGACACTACCAACGTGCTAGCTTCGCCGGCCGCGTCTACACTTTCTAGTGCTATCACGCTGGCCAATGAAATCCGTACTGAATACGGCGAGCACGACAATAACACCGGTGGTGCTTGGCATGTCGCGGGCTCTGGAGCGCACCAAATCGTGGCTGCGGCTTCAGCAGACCTCGCGACTCTGCGGACACTTGCGCTGGATATCCAGACCAAGTACTCGGCGCACCTCGCTGACACAACTGAGCACGTCGTCGTTGATGCCATCTGGACTCTCGATACTGATCTGACCATCACGGCAGCGTCGGACCTGGCTGCGCTGGTCAATTTCCTGAACGATGTGCGTACCAAGTATACTCGGCACGGCGTAGCCAACGGATTTGACCTGGCAGACACCTGGCGCGTTGATGCCAAGGCAGCGCGGCGTGAGTTTACGGGTAAAGACGACCGTACCGTTACCCTGACGTTCAGCGCTCCTGTGGCCGCGACGTCCGTGACCGCAACGTACACGTCGTCCACTCTCGAGGGCGGTTGGGCCACCGAAACCATTTCGGATTACAGCGACCCCTGGTTTGATCTCCCGGACAACATCCGGCTCATGGTCCGAAACCTTCAGGGTTTCACTTCGAACCCTGGCCCACCGCTGATTCCTAACACGCACGAGCGCTATGCGGCCAATGACGTCTTCACGTTCGCGACGCTCAACCACGATGAGATTGACTGGTCACTGGTAAATCGTGCGTCCGAGACCACGGATTCCTCAGATATTCGACAGGATACTCTCGGGACCATTACCGGTACTCCGCTGTATTTCTACCTCGTACTGCAGGAGACCCCAGAAACCGTGCTCAGGGTGAAGGACGCCGCTACCCTGCTGCCCATTTCTTACACCTGGATTTCTGATACTCCGTACATCGCATTTGCCTCCGATCCTACAGTCGATGTCATCGTGGATTACGAGTACCGCGGCAACGAGCCGGACCCCGGTAATGCTTACTACATTACGGCGAACCGTATCCGTATCGACTCGGGCTCTGAGAATGAGTACGAGATCCCGCGGCGCTTCCTGAATCATGATGCTTCTCGTCTGGGTCTGTACCCCGCGGAGACCAATAACCATCTCTGGCTCGGCAGCGAGACCATGTGGGATGCCCGTCCGTTCGGGATTTACTGTGTGCAGGTCAAGAGCGCAGCTGGCGACGATACCTTCACGACCACGGACTATCGACGGGGTATCGATGCGACCGAGACCTCCAATGCCATCACGGACGTAATTCCGCTGTCTCACTTCGCGGTTATTCCGTATGCCAAAACCTCGATCGAGAATATGAACAACCCCTTCGAGGCGAAAGAGCGCCTCCTGTGGGTCGGTGCGCAGGTTGGAACTCAGGTGGGTGACGAATCGACAGCCAATACCCTGGTGTATTACGCGCGTCGCACTCTTCAGTGTAGCCCAAGCTCTCCCGGCAAGGGCAACATCATTCTGATTGGTAACAACGAAGCTACCCGGACCTACGCCCTGGAAGACGGTTCAGCGACTACCGTGACGCTCGACGGTTCGTACATCGCGGCGTACACCGCGGCTTTGGTAGCGTCGTTCCTGAACCCCAGCGACACCATCGGACGCAAATCGGTGTCTTCATTCGACACCATCACAACGTTCAACGAGAAGGAATTGGTCCTTCTGGGTCAGGCTTCCATCACGTCGCTGGATTCTATCGGTACTGGTATTTATCAGTACGTGGAGTCTGTGACCGTCGATACCACGGAACTCGCGCTGAACGAGATTTCGGCTCGTACTCAGGCACACTACGTCGTGAAGTACGTGCGGCAGAAGATGGACGAGACCCTGACGTATCTCGTTCCTCCTTCTCCTCTGGCCGGTGTTGCGATCATCACGAACCAGCTGGTGCTCTGCCTCAGCGGGCTCGTAGCGAGCGGCGTGATTGCGCCGTACGGCAGCGACACGAATCCTCCGACGATCCGGCAGATTAATCCGGACCAGGATGTGTACGTGTTCGCGGATGAGATCGAGAAGACGAAGTATCACTTCTGGTATTACTTTAATGCCAGGTACCCGATCAAGCGCCTCTTCGGTCTCTACAGTGTTGATACCAAGTTCTGGCAGACCCAGTCTGCTGGTCAGTAACTAAGGGCGCCGGGTCCACGCTTAACTATATGTGGACCCGGCGCAATTTTTCATGATTCTAGAAGTCAGTGCCGAGTATGATGCCGCCACGGACGTCGCGCAAGTCGCAACGATTGTGCAAACTGACGCCGGAGTATCAGCAGCAGACCAGGTCGAATCCGGAGTAGTGGAATTACTTCAAGGTTCAGCTGCACAGTACAGCGCGGCGTTTAATTATCGTGACGTCGTGTTGATCGAAAACGACGGGCAGTATTCTGACGTTGGGCGTTTTTATACTTTTGTGCTCCATCCTAATATGCAAAAGCATATGACAGCTCGGTGCACAGTGACGCTAAATAATGGAGATACGGCGACCCGAGTCGTTCCTGTAAATTATCGTTATGTGGGATCGACAATGCCGACATTGAATCCTCTGTTCGGCGGTGTTGAGAATTACGATTTCGAACAAACCCCAGACAAGCCGTAGGTCCATATGTTATACCCATGCAGAATTGATTGGCCAGCCAATATCACAGCGGGCGATGAGTACACGTTTGTCGTTGAAGACACGGCGCTGGCAAACGCCAATGCGATTTACGAGCCGGTGCTCAGAGTTTATAATTTCGGGACTGAAACGTTAGATCTCACGATTACCCACAAGCTAGACCTGGGTACTGGCGATGACCCACTACACAACGGTATCTTTGAAATGGATGTCGTCGTGACGATCATTCCAACCGGTACTTACGTGGACTTCACTTTCGGCGGTCTGCATCTCGCTACTGATACCGTTTTGGCCGTTACCCACACCGTTGAAGTCGCGAATGCCTCGGGGTCCACGCAGCTCATGCATGCCGTACTTTACGGCAAAGCCGAACTCGAAGCTCAGCTTCCAGCGTCTGCGGCGATTATTCGCAACGCTTAAAGGCACGACATGATCCGCATTAGAAACATTTCACGAACTCCCACGGCACCCGGAAACCGCATAGGTTTCAAGATTAAAGGCATCGGGACTTCCGGCATGCACGCGGGTTATCTCGATCTGGAGCCGCAGCAGCAAGTGGAACTCCCGCGTCTTGCCATGAAGGACTGGCCGTTTTCTGCCAAGCAAGCCCTGGCGGAATACGTGGCCCATGGTCTCGTGGAAGTCGCGGAAGTCGATTCCGTGCATCTATATAAAGACAAGGGACACGACCTCGCCTATTCCCCCGATTACATTCTGGCCGAAGCTGGTGCCAATATGCTCACGGCGTCCATCACAGCAGCCATAGATTTCACTGCACAATTCAATCAGCATGCCGCGAGCACGGCGATACACACTGCAGCAGCGGTCCAAATTACGCATGCAGTGCCTACGACCACTCTAGCGAGTCTTCAGAATTGGCTAGTTAACGCGGGTGGCGCGCAGCTAGTATTCGTTGCGCACCTAGCCGATGCTGCCGCGCATTCTACTTTGGATAATTCCAACGCCATCGCTTCGATCGCGCCGGTGTCTATCCCCGCAGCGGCAGCTGCGGTCGTAGAACTCATGCGTGCGTACACCGCGCACAAAGAATGGTTTTTAGAATCTACCGCGGCCGTGCTCAACGTTCCCGGCATCCTGACTTACTAACGTTGTCGGGCGCGGCCTGACAAAGAAAAGGTGATCCATGGCACTAGATTACGCAAAATATGCATCTAACTCCGTCGGCGTCGTGACCGAGCCGCTCAATTATACTCACCCGCAAGCCCCGACTGAGAAAACCTACCACGGCATCGCAATTTCGATCAACGGTGCCGTTGTGGGCCGCGTCCAGTCATGGAACAATAAGGGCGGTAAAACTCGTGAGGCTTCTCACGTTTACGAACTAAACAACCGTACCTTCGGGCGCCCCGTCGATGTTGTGCCTGGCGTGGCCAAAGGGTACACTATTGCGGCTTCTGCGCTTGAATTATGGGGCAAGGAGATCGAATTTATCCTTGGATCTTCAACACGTTACATCGATCTCGTGAGCCAAACGGCTCCGTTCACCGCCGAGGAATTCTGGCACCGCGGCTCTAACCCTTATGAAACGTGGACGTACCTTGGCTGCTGGATGACTGATATGGATCAATCCGAATTCAAATCGGACGGTGATGCTAAAGTTACGACCAACGTGAACTTTACGTATACCGCTAGAATGCACATTCAGCATTCTATCTAGATTTTGGTAAATACCTAAATTCTTTGTTGTAAAACGTCCTCCGTCAGGAGGATACGATGCCGACATTTGCACGCATTGATGCCAAGAGTGCTACTGTTTCCCACCACCTCCGGGCCGCGCGCCAAGTAATTCTCAATTCCCTTCCTCGTCCGTCCGATCGTGCAGTAAACAAAGTATTGGAAAGGCTCACGCAGGCATATCAAACTTTGCCGCTGCACAGGCTTACCCTTTTGATGCAGGTTATTGAAACAGCCCCGAGGATTAAACGCGCGGAATCGATGCGAAATGTTTATCAGCAACTGGACAACATTTTGCTGGATTTGGGACACTGTACAAAAACACCAGATCAAGACGACGCCATTTTAGCGTTCATGAAAGCAGTTTCTACCAAGGGGTGGAAAACTCAGGAATTGAATGAACGCGAGACGCAACAAGATGGATTCAAACAGTCACAAGACTACATCGATACTATTGCCGTCGACGCAGACGAACTCCTGCAAACTGAATTCGGCGTAATCTCGGTTCCCATTGTGCTATTGCAAGGATATTCTATTCCCAAGCAGGCACTGAACGATTGGTCGCAAGAACCTTATAATTTAGACATCGCGGTCGTGTTTGGCCGCTACATCACGCTTTCACCGGTTCCATGTATTGGAATTGCTAAAAAATTAGTCGAAATTCATCGGGATAAAGAAACTATCGTCGACATGACAAAATTCTTCCGGATGGCTCGGGAGCTTAAAGCTGAAATGCCAATTCCATTTCCGCGTCTGGTTGGTGGACATTATTACTGTCCGGTGTGGACAGAACGAGACGAAGCTCGACGATTTTTGAGACAGTGGGATTTGTTATTGAGATAACTGTAAAACCCAACCTCACTTTGAGGTCCCAATGCCCACACAAAAAACCGGAATGACTCCTCCCCAAAATCCTGCTGCGCCGACGACCCCTGTGCCAACCCAGGAAGTGTCGCAGCAAGCGCCCACGCTGCAGCCTGGACAGTCGATGACTATCGGTGGGCGCGAGATGACGAGGATGTCGGTGCTCGGCGCAGTGAACGAGCACATGCAGACAACGGGCAAAGATCTATTCGGCAACCCCGCTGGAGGAGGCGTTAGTCCAGACGCCGCACAATTCGCGGCAGACGCAGCGCAACTGGGACTGAACGTTACGGCTGAGCCACAGCGCAGACCAGATCTGCCAGTACGTCAGGTGCCACGACAAGAGGACGCTGATGTCGTTCGTCCGCCGGAAAAAGATGAAAACCCGAACGAATTGGTCAATATTATTTCCGACCAGATCAACATGGCGCATCGGTCAGGAAATGAAGATCTGGCTAATGAATTACGGGAAACTTTGAATAAACTCCTGGGCACGCAACAGTCACTCAAAAAAGTGCACAGGGCCAAAAAAGAGAACGCTATTCTGTCCAGGTTGAAGGCCGACCTAGGTATTCAGAAAATCAAACCCGTGTCAGTGGATTGGGGCGGGTACAAATGGCACTTTGCTCCAGCCCCCGCAGCCATGGACCGTTGGCTCGTCGCGATGGCAGCGACTGATGGTGCCAACATGTATTCCGTCCTCAAGGTCGCGATTTCCCTGGTAGGGATTGATGGCGAACCCGTATGGAAGGTCCTGGGCATCGAGCTAGAAGCAGATTACCGCCAGGATGGCAGTGACAAAACTGTGCGTGTGCCGCTGTACACGCGTCTTTGCCCGTCGTGTGGCAATAATGTCGGCTTTGAGACTGATACGTGTCAGCAGTGCGGAACACTGCTCGACGTATTTTCCATGCCGCTGCCTCTACGGCTCCGGTGTGCGGATGCGGTGAACCAGTTTTTCCAGAATGATTTCGGTCCGTACGAGCAACTGGTCGATTTGTACGATTTGCTCAATAAAGCAATGCCAGACCGAATTAAAAACCACAACGATATCTACCCTTTTCTGAAAGTATCCCAGCCGCAGCCGCAGCCGACCCTTACTTAGCAATTTGGGGTCGTGTTTGTGCTAGGTTGAGGCTTTCGCCGCTGGAAGAGCGCGCGAAGCAGTTGTACTACAATCCCACGGCTTTGCTGTGGACCGATTGGAATTGTGGGCAGGAAAACGATGCAACGTTTGATCGCCTAGGTGATATGCTGGGCGTGCGCTGGACCCGGGAACAAGTCGAACAGGTTTTCAACAGTCGTACGGACCCCCGGCAAAAGCTGGAAACTATTTCGATCCCACTGACATTTGTAATTCAGCCTGAGTTCCAAGAGGCTGTCAAAAGTATGTTTGGTTCTAAGTTCGGTATTGACCCGCCTGAATGGGCCAAGACTGCAACGGTGGTTGAAGGTTGGGATATCCCTCGCGATCAATTCATGCATTTGGCTCGCGGTGCTTCCGTGGCGATCCCTGTGGAGCAAATGCGACAGCGTAAGCACTAGGTGAAGTCATGACGGTATTGGGCGGCACTCCTCCAGGCGGAACTGGCAGCGGTAAAGGCGGAAACCCGCCTGCAACCCCGTCTAACATCAATCTTGCTAGCAGCACGGCGTCGATTAATGCCGAAACCGAAGCCTTGCTGCCCAATACCAAAGCACTAGATCAAAACGAGGGTGCACGTGAACGCTTAGGGCGACTACAGAAACAAAAGATACCCGAAACGTTCCTGGAATATTTAAAACGCGAAACAGAAGAACTTCAAAAAGCCACCGTGGCCATGGGGCAGTATCGTCAATATGTCGGTCAAAGCTTTGAAGCGGTCAAAGGCTTCATGACCGAAATGCAGAACATGAATTCGTTGACTGCAATTTACACGAGAACCTTGAACCAGCTCGAGCACAGCACACAAACCTATACGTCGTCCATGCAGGCCAATACGGACAACATGGGGCAGGCAACAGAACAAGCCGATAGATTCTTTGAGGGTACCAGGGCAGCAGCAGCAGAAGCAGAAAATCTAGCTGCTACGTATAAAATGTCCTCGGAGGAAATCAACGCAGCGAGTCGCACGGCGCAGAAAATGTTCGCAACCCAACTCGGGGCCATGGACGACGTGGGCCAGGGCATGAAAGACCTGCAGAAGAATTCAATAGTACTGGGTCGCTATCTTGGCGTTGATCAAAAAGAAGTCATGGAATCTTGGCGCGAACGTATGGAAGCGTCGAACATGACTTTGGAAGACGCGCAGCAAGAAACCGCGATGCTCACGAAGGTCACGGACCAGTACACCAAGGAATTGACCTCGCTGAGCGGCGAGATGCTCAAGACGGCTAAAATCGGCAAAAAAGAGATGTTCGAGGCGACCAAGGCCATCAACAATGAGTTTAAAATCGGGGTGCCGAATGTCGTCGCGTATACTAACGCCATGGCCAAAATGGCCGTGCAGGCAGCTAAATTCGGTGGAACAAAAAATGAGCAAAAAGATGCCATGGAAGGCGTGCTTCGACTAGGCAAGTCGCTCACAACGGTGAAGGGCGAATTCGGGCTCATGGGTATGCTGGCGTCTGAAAAACTATACGCCCAGTTTAAGACGGCACCAGAAACTTTGTCCAAAGGTCTACGTGAGCGCTTCAGTGCACGCGCCAGCATGATGGAGGGGGCACCCGACATCATGAAACGCCAGTACGCGATGGAAACTGCTGGAGGGAGTAAAGAATTTACGCGCTTGGCTTTCGCTGAGTTAGCTGCAAAAGGTAGCGGAAATGTAGATCAATTAGCTGCACAAATACAAGAAGTTGCTGGTGGTTCGGCCATAACAGCGCGTATGCTCGCCAGTGCAACTTTGTCTAAGGATGAAAAGTCTTTCGACAAAGCATTCAGCGAGCTAGAAGAATCTAACAAAACTGAAGCACAAAAACAGCTCGATAAAGTGGAAGAGACCGTTAAAAACGGAGCGAAAACCAATACACTGCTGGGTAATGTCGTAAGTGAACTACAAAAAATTCAAAAATACATGATGTATATGGCCGTAGGAAGCCCCATATTGTCTGCACTTGCCGGACCATTGGCTGGTAAGCTGCTCGGGGGTGTACTAGGTTTAGGCACTAAAGTCCTTGCAGGCGGCGCAGTGACCAGCGCAACTTCAACGACAGCAGCCGGAACCATTGTAACGGGCGGCAGTACTGCTGCGGCTACGGGTGCCGGCGCGCTCGCAGCGATCAAGGCGGCTGCCGCGGCTGCGGCGGTCCCTGCTGCGCTGGCCGCAGGTGCTGCAGCTGTGGGCTATGTTGGGTATAAAGCGTTCAAGGCTCACGAAGGCGATAAGGAAGACGAAGCGTCGGGCAGAAGAGCGCGTGGCGGGGCTAAATTCTCGAAATGGTTGACAGGGCAGGATTCCGTAGATCTAAACAATGTCGTTATGAATATGTCGTGGGAGGAATTAGCCAACAGGAAAAAAATGATCGTTGAGCTTAAAAAGGACGTAACTAGGCTAAAAAGTCTGGGCGACAAGATGACGGAAGTAGACAAAAAAGAGCTAGAACTACGTGAGGAAAAGCTCGCTAAAATACAGAAATCTATCAAAGCCATTACCGACGCCGAGGCGAAAGAAAAAGCGTTCACCGACCAAGAGCTTAATGCACGCCATGAAGCCACTGTGGCAGAAACCGTGAAGCGCGGTTTTGCCAATCTGGACGTTAGAGGCGGCACTCAAGGTATGGTGGCATCTTTCCTTTCTGGTCAAGGCCAAGATGTCATGCGCGGCGACTTTGCAGGTAATATCGCTGCGGCACTCGAGGGAAGCGAAGGCAAAGCGCTCAAGGAAAAGCTCGGTGAGGTTGGATTTAAAGAGTTTACAACGGCGTTAAACAAAGAAACTATGATTAAACAGATGGGTATAGCGACATACGCCGAAGAGGCAAGAGTGCGTCGAGGCAGTAATACGCAAATAGCAGAAGAATGGGGCAAACGCGGGCGTGGTGCGGCGTCCACCATCATAGGGTTCACAGACGAAGAGCGTAAAGCCGTAAACAAGGGAACCAAATTGAGCATTTCGGCTGCCGCGGGAGATGACGGCAGCATTGCAATTCCCACAGTCGACGCCAACGGCACCATGACGATAGCTATGCCGTCGCAGTTCTTGAGAATAAACGGTAATGCGATGTCGACACAAATGTCAGATCTGCAGAACACCAACAGCAAGCCCGGTCTGTAAAACCGTTTCAGAAAGGATTTCACATGTCACAAAAACTTCGTAAGTGCATTCAACTCGGTAAAGTGGTGGTTCGTAATCGGACTTCCGGCGAAGTCATTGTGTATTACCCACTGCCAGACGGCTCGCCAGCGACTGCCACCATTTCCCCCGGTGGAAGTATGGAACTAGCGCCCAAGTTCACCACGCCGGCCATGTTGATGAAATCCAACCTGGAAGAGCTGGCCCGCAAAGGCCACGTGACTTTCATATAATGCAATGTCACATCCATGACAATGTTCCCGCCAGTGCAGATTTATTAGTCATTCACCACATTAAACCGCAAGCATTCGGCGGGCAAGACATACCTGAAAACCGTGTGATGCTGTGCGCATCATGTCACGACGTTCTGCATAAAGCAGAACATAAATTATCCAAAGGAAAGACCGGAGAAGCACTAGATATTATCGATCGCTTTTTACCGAATCAGACTGCCAGGCAACAGCGTCTCCGTGCACTGATGAATTCTGTGGCCTCGGCGCGTAAGGCTTGGAAGACCAAGTCGAATGTTGTTCCGGAGGCTCAGGGTAAAGTTGACGACACTGTAATCGTACAGCTAAATCTTCCGATTTGGTTACACCATAGGCTAAAAACAACCGCGCAAGATCAACAGGTTGGGTTGTACAAGCTCTGCCTCCGGGTGCTGGAGCAATATGTCGTCAAGCAAGACATGCCAACCTTGGACCCGGCTATACCCGCGGCTCCGGCACCAGAAGTAAAGTTCATCGCACCGAAGCCAAATAAAATAATCCAGATCTGGAATGTTTTGGATAAAGCCGACGCCATGGAACTCGAAACACGAATGTTGTCCGCGGGATCGAAAGAGCGCTATTGCGAGATCATGCAAAAGGCACTCAAGCTATCCCCGTTGCCCCGCCACTTAGAAGATAAAGATTTTAGTCTGGACGACGCGTTCGGGCTGCTGACATGTGTGTTCGACAAACTTAAAAAAGCGCAAATGCGCGGAGTCGACGAACTATACTGCGGTGTACTTTTGCTGGCGCTCAAGGGTTACCCCGTTACTTTACAAATCCAGGCAGAAGCTCAGCACTATAAAACAACAAAATGGTTATTGCATTTATTTCCTGCTGCGTAAATCACCTTAAAGTTTAGTAGTTTGGAGGTCTCGATGGATACTTTTGTCTTTCGCGATGCTGTATATCGGCGTGTAATAGTTTCCCGTACGGCGGCTAGTGCCATGCAGGAGCTGCAGAGCGTTCCTCGAGATCTCACCGAGGAACAATTCGATGGCCTGTTGTGGCCGCTCGCAGAGAAGATGGTGCAGCAGTGTAGCACCAAAGATAAAGGGCCGACTACACGCGAGTGGTGCGTGTACTCTGGCGACAACCAGCAGGGCCTACAAAGCATGCATCTTGACCGGCAAGACGCCGTAGATCATGCTTTTATGTGGTTGCAACGCTATTTCTTGACTGGCCTTCGTGGTAACCCAAAAATCAAGAATTTCGATACTTTCCTGCAAGAATACGTGAAAAATCACTAGCTTCGATCTTTCCCGCCCCTTTCTGCTTGACTTCCTCCGAATAACTGAATATAGTGGGTGCTGTTGCGCTGCCGGCGGATCCATTAATTTTGCCGCTGAATACCGGCCGCCGGCAGCGCAATGCCTACAACCGAAAGGAAACCAATGTCCCTAATCATCGATCCAACTGCACAAAATGACACACCTTCTCCTGCTTCGGAACCAGAACAAACCCCAAACGCTGATGGAATGATGACCCCAGTCATCATGCTGTTCTGTCCCAGATGCCATGCACAGGCCGCCATGGAAGTCAGGCCTATGATGCTACTGCTTAGGTCCGATGGTGTCTTGGTAGTGGAGGAGAAGGAAGGTGAGGAGATCATCGGCCAGGCATTTGTCGTCGGGATGTCGCAGCCGCAGGCCAAGTGCCCGCAGTGTTCTTCGGGTGGAATCATCGTGCCGAACGGCGGCATGCCGCCGAATCTGAAGTTATAACCTCTCGGATTGGTTGGTGTAGTCCTAATAATTACAGACACTTACATTTATTGTAAAAACACCTTATCTGTATTGACTGGCACGGTAACATTTACCGTGACCATAAACCACGGACAGGTGTCCGCGAGAGGTTTGTAATGTATTTGATTTTTTCTTTGCTCCTGCTCATTCAGCAGGACACGCCAGTGACGGTTTCGGCAGGAGCCCGCGGGTTTGTTCCAAGCCTGGTGGCTTCCTCGCGTCCTCCCAGTAAGGCCGACATCGTCAAATCCATTGAAGCTCTCAAAGCGAAAGGGGTTCCAGTTTCTCCCGAAAAAGTAAGCAAATATGCGGACGCAATTCTAACCGCGTCGCGCCAGCACAGCATCGATCCATATTTGCTCGTGGCCATCGCCCGCGTAGAAAGTAATTTTACGGCAGCAGTGCGTAAAGATATCCGCTGCTCTTTGCCTCGTCAAGGTTTCTGTTCCCAAGACTGTGGCGTTACCCAGCAAAACTTTTCCGGTGCACCGAAGTGGGTTAAATTTCGGTGTGCTCAAGTGCAGAAAGATTATAAAGAATCGTTCATGCTTGCGGCCGAGGAACTCGCCAAGCACACGGAATGGTGTCGAGAGAAAATTCACCTCGACAGAGTGCCCGAACGCTGCATACTTAATCGGTACAACGGCGGGCCTATGTACCGAAAGGAAGAACAGTGCAAGCGTCTGTACAGCCAATGCTCGGCATTGCCCGAGGACCGAAAGCAAAAGTGCCTGTTTGGTCGGCGGCGCTGCATGATTATCGCAACGTACTGGACACGAGTTCTGTGCTTCCACCAAGCAGCGCGCACCGCAACTACACCTACGCGCGACTGCCGGTGGTGCTGGAGCGTCGACTCCATCGATAAACATTTTGAGTAAGGTGAAGAGTTTTATCTTAGCCTAATTTCTTACGTAAAGGTATGATTTCCATGGAAAATTCACCAGAAAATAAGCAGCAGACAGCAGACTCTGCACCACCGCTGCCGGTCAAAACGGCTGGCCCGGTGTGTCAGCTTGGCTTGCTACCTCCGCCTCCCCCATCACCCTGCATAGAGCATCTCTATTTCGACTGCGATTTCTAGCAAAACTTAATAGCACGTTATCTTTTAGTAGTTCTTACGAAAGGTATAATCATGTCCGTACCTAAATTTATCCGCGTCGCCGGTCAATTATATCGTTTGGCTGAGCCACCGCCGCAGTTCACACAGGACAAAGACGAGCTTGGGAAGCTCGAGGCAGATCTCGAGATGGCAGAATCTATTGGCGCTACCGAAAACGCCAAGCAGATTAGGCAAAAAATTGAACAGCTAAAAACAGCTTTCGCACCCAGAGATAAATATTATGCTGACATGCCCGGCGCGAAGTACGTAATTGCACTTTCTCCCGAAGAAGAAGAGATTCTATTCCAGATCCATGAGGGACAGGGCGACGCCGTCTATGCAGTCGCGAGCCGCAGTCATAGCGCTGGGTTAACTTGGGTCACTGAGGACGAACTCTCGACCGTAGTGTCTCGTCTTGCCTGGCTGCTCAGTGACGCGACCATCACAGCGGAGATGTCGGAACAAGAGCAAGAGACTGCCGCCTCGCTTCTCTATGAACTAGAAAACCTATCGTCCGGCAGCACTGGAATTGAGTATCCTCCTGGTGTCATCCGGGAATTTGATTTGCAGACCCCACCCAGCGCTTAGTTTCATCTGTTTCCTGCTTTCTACCTTATATCTAGGTAGATTTGCGTCTACCGGAGAACCTCCATGCCTGAAATTATTTATCGCGGCCAGCGCTATGTACTCCACACGGCAGCCGAAACCTATGCCCCGCCTGCCCCGCCGGCCAATTGGGAAACAAATAAGCAAGAATATATCACCAAAGTCATAGCCGATTTGGAGGCTTTGGGCGAACGCGTTTATACTTTGGGTATTGAAAGCGACGTTATCGCGGAGCAACCCGGAGATGTCGACGCAGAAGTAACGCAAACCAAAGTAAAACAAGTCCGGCACGAGCTTAAACTCCAAGAAGCCGCCGGTAATGCCGAAGCTGTGGCTGCTCTCAAGGCGCAACTCGACGCACTGGGAATTAAGAAATCTACCACGGGTTTGGCATTGGATAACTTGGCCAAGGTAATTGACAATACAATCGCGGCAGTTGAACTCGGAGAGTATCTAATCAAAAACCCCACGGTGCCTGCAAAACGTGCGGTAAAAATTCCTATTACTGAAGTCGTACCAGAGCTTACTCGTATCGTTGATCAGTGGGAAAAGTTTGCGCTATCGAGTCGGCCGGCGTCCGATGTGCCCGATCAGCAGCGCAAAAAAGAAGAAGTCCTGGGCTTCCCTAAATTCGTGAAGGTACAGCTTGACTTCATCAATAAACACATTGTAGAAGCTACTGAATTAGTCAACCGTGCTGCAGTGACCGAAGGCCAGGATCCCGAGGAAAGCGCACGTATCCAAGCTGCGCAAGCCGCACTTCCTAGTTTTATGTACCGGCTCAAGGTTGTGAATGAATCCATCGCCAAAGGCAAATATGTAATTTCCAACCGTGTCGACCTGCTGGCTGAGATGGAAGATGCGCGGAAAGCCGCAGAAACTGCTGGCGACGCAGCACAGGCTGAAGAACTGCAGAAGCGTATCGATTGGGTGCAAGGTACTCAAACAACCGATAAGGACCTGAAAGATCGATACATTAAAGACATTGTGAAAGAGTTGTTTACAGAGTTTAAAGCGCACTGGCTGGTGGCCAAGGCGCAAAAGGCTAAAGAAAAAGCCGAAGCTGACGCGAAGGCTAAGGCAGATAAGCCCGAAAAAGAAAAGAAACCGAAGGAACCCAAACCCGACAATCTCATGGAGGTAGTAAAAGAACTCCTGGCTACGCTGGAGGATATCAAAAATAAACAGCCTATGTTCTTGCAAACCGCAAAAGCGCGCGAGGGTTTCGATAAACTCGTGCAGGACACCATCGCGGTTGGAAAGGCTGTAGACGCTGGCGCCGCTTCTGTGACGCTGTCGTCTGGGGAATACCCAATCAAAGAGGCCGTGAAGCTGGTGCAAGACGGTATGCGACAGTACCGCAGCATGATGAAGCGAGAGTTTGAGCCCGGGGCCAGAGCGCAAGAGAAGCAAGTCGGTATGGGCAAGAGTCTGGAAGATCTAGATAAAAAGATTGCGGAGATTGATCAGGCCATTTCTGCGGTTCGCAGCCAGCAGAGTCGTGCGTCTGCAGGTAGCCTGGAGTTGCTAGAACAAATCAAGCGAAAACCGGATCGTGCAAGCAAACTGCCTTTGATGGCCCGGCGAGATAAAATAGAGCACGAAGTAGCAGAGCTTACTAAGCAAATCGACACCCTGCGCAAAGAGCGTAGTTCTGTGAGTCTAGCGCGTGACAATCTGCTTAAAAGCGTACGGCCAGGCCCACAGGCCACACCCGAAGTTACCAAACCAACGGGTCCCATTTACCAGACACCGGAGTTCTAAACTATGGCCAACGCAGTTAAATTCAACGGTGCGCTTTATGTAATTGCAGGCAAACCTGCGGCCGGAACTCCACGTAACACCACTTGGACGAAAAAACAGTTCAAGCACTACACATCACCAGTTAAAATGCCGGGTGTGCGCACCGACGTCATCCAAGGAGACGAAGCTGCTGTACAAACAGAAATTAATCAGCTTAGGCGGGACATCGCAAAAGCTAAAGCTAGTTATGACAGCTTACTAGATCAGCGCAATCAGCAGTACGATAAACGAACTATTTCTCTCGAGGCGACGCGCTCGCCGGAGCGTAATCGGCTGATCCGGGAATCAGAGCAAAAGATACTCGAACTAGATGCAAAACTAGACCGAATGGAAAAAGGCATCGAGCGCCTGATTGAAACACTAAACGAAAAACTAAATGCTCAGGTTTCCGAGACACCAAGCCCAGCAGATCCAGGAGGTCTCGTGGTCGAATATGACCCCATCAAGGTGCGCAAGCAGCAAGAGCTGCAGCGTGATTTGGCACAACTGCAGTCACACAAAGAAAAGCTATTAGCTGTGCAGCAAAAGTTCCTGCGGGATAAGTCTCAGCCGATGAGCGAAACTGCGGATAAACTCATCAAAAAAGATCTGCTCGACACCGACGACATGATCGCACAAAAGCAGCACATGCTCAGGGCTCTGTCGGCGCCTGCAGACCCAATGCTCAAGGATTAATCATGACGCCTAAATATATTCGTGTAGCTGGTAAACTATATCGTGCCTGCCCCTGTACTGAAGTTCCTGCTGCGGAGCATGCAGATGTAGTGCGCGAAGAACTCGAGATGCAGGGCTTTTCCGCGGTGCCATGCCAGGAACCCAAGAAAGTGTGTGTAGAGACTCCGCCAGCCCAGCCACAGATTTCGGCTCCACAACGCATTGAAACTACACAACGCTCAGCGCCGCAGTTCATTCGAGTACAAGGGCAAGTTTATAAAAAGGCGGCGGCAAATCTTCCTGCTGTTGCTGCTGGAACGCTCAAAGCGCTGAATCGCGTCAGAATGCAAATTACTGCAATTCTGGGCGAAGCCGATCGCGGGGACGAAGACCGCGCGTCGGACACCGTCTGTATTTCCAATGTTCCAGGTGAGTTTCAGGTGCTGTCGGCCGATGCGCTGGGTGAGCGCGCACGTGAGGCGCTGGAACTACTGTACAATTCTATCGCGCTGTGGGAGCGCAGCGCTACCGTCGCGTTGGCGGAGAATGAGATCATGCAGCACGCGTACGTGCTGCTCAATGACGTGCACGGCGCAGTGTCTGAGGCCGTTGAATCCGGCATTAATGCGCAGCCTGGATTTTTCTGTGTAGAGCGCGAAAAGTTCTTCGGTCTGGTATCGGATATCTCTGCGTGCATGCAAGCCTTCACGAAGCTAGAGCGGATGTTGACCCAGAAATACAGCGTAGCCTCCGTCTCTTAGCTTGCATTCCTGCCAGTTTCTGCTATAGTGTTGACATGTCACAGCGCCTCCAATTCCGTGGGCACAACTACCGCCTGTACACTCCGAAAAGCCAACGCCGTGAATTTCGCATGGCGGTTGCGGGTCTATGGCGCGACGTCACGACAGTAATTCGGTATCTCGCAGAAAAAGGAATTGATCCAGTAGTTGTCGGCGGCCTCGCCGTGCAACACCACGGCGTAGAGCGTCTGACCGAAGATATCGATATCTTGATCTCCAGAGCTGCATACACGAAGCTCGTTGAGGAAGGCAAGATTAAGTTCGGGCAGCTGAAAATCATCCCCGGCACGGAAATCGATGTGCTGACCGAGGGAAAGGACAACAACCCCGATCCTGAATTCATTCGAGCCGGAGATTCTAATTTCCCGACGTTTGCCGGTTTGATCTACCTGAAGCTGAAAGCGAACCGACTTAAAGACCGAGGCGATGTCGCGGAGCTACTTAAAGCCCACGAGTTCAATATCGAGGAACAGCAGGAAATCCTAACGTTCCTGCCAGAAGAGCTAAAAATTAGATTTTTAGCCATTTGGGACGAAGCCGGGCAAGAGCACGACAAACGCAAGCAAATGGTGGAAGAATAATGCAACGTGTGTTTTCAACGCTGAACGATCTCATCGCGCAAGGCGTTATTACCGATTATGCTCTTGGTGGCTCCGTTGCGTTCATGTTTTACTGCCAGCCGTTCCTGACCAACGACACCGATTTCTTTGTACAAATGCCGGGAAGCGGACTGCTAGTCTCGCTCTCGCCAATCTACGCTTACGCGGCAGAACATAATTTTCCTCTGGACCATGAGCACATCGTTGTCGATGACGAGCCGGTGCAAATCATTCCAGCGCCCTCACCACTCTACGACGAAGCAATCGCTACAGCGCAGCAGCGGACAATCGAAGGACAGAATGTAAAGGTCATGCTGCCGGAATATCTCGTCTGCACGGCACTGAATGCCGGCCGAATGAAAGATTTCGCAAAAATCGAAAAACTGCTCGAGGAAGCAGAAGTCGATCTGAGTAAACTAAAGGAACTCATTACCCGGTTTCAGCTATCTGCGCAGTGGAAGCGCTACCTTGTCGCCATTGGAGTTACTGATCCAGCTTTTCTGCATTTGGCGGAAACAAAAGCAACCTGGCGCCGTGCACAAGCCGATAAACGGATGGAAGACAAACTACAAGAAATAAAAAAGCTGCGCACCAGAGTCAGCGCAATCCGCTATAGAAACGCACTGTACAGACCTGTTTAATTTTTGTCTTGTGAAATTCTACCTTCACGTCCGCTAAACTTGATATTACTGCCCACAAATAAACGAGGCGTAGGCGAAAATTTGTGCGTTTATTGTGCGGAGGCACGAAGCAGCCGCAGTACTGCTGTAAAACGGCAGCACGCCGCCAGTGCGCGGTGCGGAGAACACCGGTGCTTACCAGCGATAAAACTGTAGATGGACGTTTGATTACTAGTTTGTCCCCTTGTAGTGAACGCAGAGTTTCTGTCAAATGCGACACGTGTGGCGTGATCAACACCACTAGTTATGCCAACTACAACCGGGCGCAAAAGACGACGCACAATGGATCCGGGCGAACAACGTGTAGAAAATGTGCAGTAACAAAATCGGCGCTAGCACGCAAAGGCAAACCACGCGCACCTAAACCAAAACTGCCGCCAGAACAATTAGGGGCAAACCACAAAAGTTGGCGTGGCGGCAGGTACATCGACGCAAACAATTATGTAATGGTACACCAGCCAGACAGAAGTAAAGCCAGAACAACCGGCTGGGCGCACTATCGTAAAGAACATATCGTCGTTATGGAACAGCACATAGGCCGACGCCTGTTGCCCAATGAAACTGTACACCATATAGACGGAAACAAACAAAATAATGTGCTGTCCAATCTGTATTTAGTACACTCGCACGCAGAACACCGCAACGCGCACACGTCCCTGCAGCAAATAGGTTATGCGCTCATTAGAACCGGTATGCTTACGTTTGACCTACAAAATGGGCAGTACATCGTGGGCGAAGCGCTTCAGCACCTGTTAGACCTTGCTAAAACAACTGAAGGGAACACCTGAAGCGCAGACAGTATCGAAAATAAATTCGTCGAACACTGGGGAGACTATTGGTCTTAATTGTTCGACCAGACGCACCAGTGCTTGTCTTATCTCCCAATGTGCTGCTCTTGCGGTTCGCTGCGCTATGATGTGGCGCCACGCGCGGAAGTTTGCCGTAACTACGATTTGGTTTTCCATACCAATAGGTAGAAATTGACGTGCGTCTTCCTTCGTTACACCCAAGGCACGAAGCTCTCTGTACGCGCCTAAAGCTTGTGTCATTAGCTCTCTGGCACGCGGACTATTTTCAAGGCGAGGTGGGAGTGCGAACTGCGCTGCTTGCTCGTCAACATACCGCGTCGATTCTTGCGAATAAGCCACGCCTACGCGGTGTCTTACAAGCTCGTGTGTCATACCCCGGCTCACACCGCCGAACAACACGGTAATGCTTCCGTGCTCTAGCACAGACTCATGGCCACGCTTGATAAGCATAGCGATGAATTTCCGCGCCGTGTAGATTGTAACGGGTTCCTTGTACGATTGGTAGCAAACTCTTCCGGCGCGCTCTACGATTTGCATTTGGCTTTCAATTTCGGGCGTTGACGTGAGAATTTCTACGCGCATAGTTTTCCTTTTGTTTAGCGGCGTCCCTTCATTTTAGACACATAGCGTTACAGACATAGCGCCTTTGAAACAAGCAACAGCCTTAATAGATTACGAGTAGATCATGATTTTAATGTTTCCTTCTTGCGGTCTTGCGGTATCCCCTTTTGTATCATAAACTATAGTAGGTGTCAAGAACAAAAACAGTACGAGGAACGCGCGGTGTTCAGCACGGCACAAATAAAAATTGTGTCTGTGGAGTCTATAAACACCAGAACCGTCAAAACGCGCAAAACCGTTAAACTTCTTAGGAGGTACCATGTACTCAGCACAAGCTTCTCGCTTCATAGGTTTTGATACATCGACGTACTGCTCACCCCAGTATGCCAGAATTCTCTGGGATGCCGGGTACAGGCTGGCGATTCGGTATATTCGGCGGGATAAACACGTCAACGCCGTGCCAGACCTCAATGGCCTGGTTTCGCTGTCGCTTCAGGAGCGTGACGAACTCCTGAGCATTGGGTTCAAGATTACATGCGTGCAGTTCGCCAAACTCTCGCTCGTGCCATCAACCGCCGAAGGCACTGCGGCAGCCGAAGCTGGAGTTTACAACGCCAAAGCTTTGGGATTCAAGGCCGGCGACACTATTTGGTACGATTTTGAGTGGTCTACCTCGCAAAATGCTTCTGCAGTAATGAGTTACATCGACGCCATTGGTAAATACACCGTGGCGAATGGCTTCAAAATGGGGTCCTACGTCGGTCCCAATTGTAGTCTTTCTGGTGATCAGTGGTATGCGCGGCCCTACTGCACGGCGTACTGGAAATCCGGCGCGATTGTGCCTTGGGTTACGCAACGTGCGTTCCAGCTGATCCAGGGAGTTCCCATCACTGTCGGCAAGACGAGCACACGGGCCGGCATCAACATTGATCAGGATATCGTGTGTTATGACAACAAAAATGAAATTTTCTCTTGTCTCGCGGCCTAACGACTATAGATCCATCACGACGGGCTTCCCGACGACGTTGCCGAACCGATCCATCTGCGTGACGTTCAGCGCTTTGGTCCTGGCATAGTGCTGCTTCCCATTGCCGTGACTGAAAACATGGAGTCGCGGAGCGCGCTGCCGCACGATTTCCGCCAGGCCGCCGAATTCCGGCGGGCAGTGAGTAATCAAAATATCGAGGCCCTCGGGAATGTGGCACCAGCGATGGATCATGTAGTCGTCATGATCGCAAAATGCACCCGCCAGGCTAAACTCTCGACTGAATGACCACGGAGACCACGGCGTACCGAAAATTTTGAAGCCTTCAACTTCCACGGTTTCGTCGACCAAAACCTTAGCGTTGTAAAGGCGCGAAATTGCCTCGGTCTCGTTGGCATCGCACCATTCGTCTCGGTCACCGAATACGACGAATTTGTACTTGTGCGGTAGGCGCCCGAGCAACGCGTTGAAACGGTCGACGTCGTAGCGTGTACCGAACGTGGAGCTGAAGTCCCCGGTGCAAATCAGTACATCACCATCGGGAACCGACAGCAGGTAGTCTTCGTGGTGGGTGCATCCAATAAAAACGAAGCGCATGGGGACCTCCTGACTACAGTGTAGCAGAAGTGGACAACGCGTCAAGATGCAACTTCACCTTAGTTTATAGACAGGAGACAGCATGACTACACCAAATAAAATCCGAGTTCGCGGTGACGTGTACGAACTCGTGAAAAACGTAGCGCCGCTGGCGCAAATGGACCTCGCCGACGAGATGTCCCAAGATATGCGGTTGGCCCAAAATGAGTTCGTGACGACGGTAGAGAACGTCATCGATGCCGTGGATGAAATCGATCCGCGCGGCCTTGCATCTCCCATCGCCGGAATGGCCGCGCCAATCGGCAAGATATTCACCAAAGCGCAAGGAATCCTCAAACTATTTCAACACGACAAAATCAGCGTGGAACTCTACAAATTGGAGTACGGTCGTTGGTACTTGGTACACGAGCTGGTGCGTGTGGCCTATCACTTTGCGCGCCAAGATTACTACAAGCGAGACAACAAACTAGATATTGACACCGTGGTCAGCGCACTTGACTACGACAAAACACTAAAAGAACTGCGGCAAGACCACGAGCGCTATTACGCGGCAGCCGCATCTAAAATACTGCTGCGCTTCATTAAGGCCGGCAGTGAGGATGACACCCCTGTCGTACAGGATTCGAAAACAAGGCGTGAGCTAGACCTCAGTGCCGTGACGATACAGCGAATTAAGGACACCATTAAGCACGTGCTGCAGGCTGCACTTGACCTCGGAACCGCCACGGCCGAAACCCTGGACAAATACGACAGCGCTGCTCGGCATCTCGCGGCAGCTACAAATCTGGCTAAAGAAATCGCCAAGGCGCCGCAGATGTTGATGAAACCTGAACCCCTGACTCCGCCAGAGCACAAAGAGCGCATCGATACAGACGCTACAATAAGTAAATCCGTTGAGGACGAGCCCACCGCCATTGATCCGCGCGTAAAGCACGGCACCTACCTTCACTACGCCGGAAAAACCTACCGTCCACTCACGTAGTTCCCTCCCTTTTCGCATAAAACCCGGTTCCGACGCGTTTTCTGCTTGACGGCCGCGTTGCCGTGCAGTACAGTCGTGCCATGCGTCGACTACTGCACCACCACGCCGAGCGCCGCCGTGTCCACGAGCACCGGCTGCGCCGCCTGCATCAGCACTACTACACAAGGCCATTTTTCTTAGATGGCGGTTGGTCGCTACACGATGACCGAATCCCAGTAATTCGGCTAACGCCAGCGGCGTGGGAAAAGCTGCTCGAGATGCTAGAACGTCCACCTGCACCCACGGAAGTGTTACGCAGACTTATGAAAGGCTAATAATGCATAAAGTCAAGAATTCCACAGCGTGGAACGCAATCAAACAGCTTCCCATCGGCACGAAAGTCATGGTTTCGGCGGAGTTGGTACAAGCAGACGACGTGGCTGGACGAGTTGACTATAAAACGGACCCACCGGCAGAATACCCACATGTGGTGTCGATGCCCAGAATTTGGCGCGCCAGAGCTTGCAAACCGTTCGTTGCGTGGATTTCGGGCGCCCGATGGTGCTGCGAGGGTGCACTGAAAACCACGTATTTCTACGACTATTCGGCGCCTACGCACGGAAGTAGGTTTGTAACGAATAACAAGATTCCGGCGTTGCTCGTGCGCAAAGCACAGTTCAGCAAGGAAATTATTGTCCCCGTCGACGCCGTTGAGGAAATCGTGCTTAGCGTTACGGCGCCCAGACTTATGCTCGCCGAAGCAGCACCATTGATGCAAACGACGCCCTGCTCCGACGCCGCTCGCGAATATCTGCGAGAACGAAGCAAAGCGGCTGCGCGCGGGCAAGGAGGCAAATTTTTGCCATCCGCGCCAACACCAACAGCGGAAACTCCTGCTCCAGCCACCACATGGTCGTGGGCGCGACCAATTTGATTGGTGAAATATGTCTAAAGAAGCGCTTGCAAAACTACTTAGAAAACGGCTGATCAAAGCCGGTCTGGTTCCTACGGAACTCGTCAATCGTGTGTCCGATGACGCTATTATTGACAGCTACATAACGTGCAGCGGGTGCCACACAAAAATTGTGACTTCTGAGGAGCTCGTGGCAGCGGTTGCACAGGCGCGCTCGACAGAACATTTTTTCGAGTTGTGTGACTTCGATGCACGGATGAAAAACCATTCCGCCGGACATAACTGATAGGAAAGCAATGCAAAATCAAGAAAATGATCTCCTCGCTGCGCTTCAAACGCTAGATCTCGTTGAGCAGACTCAGGGGCGCAACGCCAAAAGCGATTTACTCAAGCAACAAGTCGACAATCTTTATATCCAGGATATCATGCGGTACGCCCTAGGCTCCTATCGCTATTTCGTTACTCCGCCTGATGACGTTGTATCGCATCCTAGTTTGTCTCTGGAGAAATCCTGGGTCGAATTCAGAACACTGCTCAAGCGCCTGCGCACCCGCGAGGTAACGGGGAACGCGGCGCTGGCGGAGGTCAGCGCGCTGCTTTCACAGTGTCCTGCCTCAGCCTTGAAGTGGTACACGAGAATTCTGAACCATGACCTCCGTATCGGCATCGGGCACGATGTCGCTAAAGCTCTTTGGGGAGATGAGTTCCTTCTGGGCAAAGAAGCCAAGACCGAGGATTGGAAGTTCACGGGATGCGCCCTGGCCAAGCCCTGGGCCGACGTCTGGTCCAAGGGTGCCCCGTACCCCTTGGGCGTAGAGCGCAAGCTCGATGGAGAGCGTGCTCTGGTGTTCATCTGGCCCGCGACGGGCAAGATGGTCGTGACGACACGAAACGCCAAGCGGCGTGAAGCCATCGAGGGCGTTGAGGCGTTTGGGCAGCAACTCATTGATTTGGCCCACGCGATGAACCCCGACGATCCCGATATGCCGATGTTCTTCGACGGGGAGTTTCTGGCCAAGACGTGGAATGATACGTCGAGCCTAATTCGTAAAACCAAGAACTTCGACGCCGAGGCATTCATTCGCGATATCCGGATGCTCATTTTCGATTGGGCCCCAACAGCGGACTACTGCGCTGGGCGTTTCGATATGCCCTGGCTGGAGCGTAAGATTCGGCTTCTATCCGCCGTGGGCTGCACCAGGGCGACTCCCGAGCCTGTAGAGTTCTCTGCCAACCTCACAGTTCTGGGACATGTCATCGCACACAACGACGAGGAGCTTCAGGCCGAGTACAATGCGTGTCTTGACGCCGGGTTCGAGGGCATTGTTGCAAAGGTCATGACGGCGCCAGAGTTGTTCAAGCGTACGGCAAATAACGTCAAGCTCAAACCCACGGACACGCAGACCGTAACGATCACGGGCGCAGTGGCGGGGCAAGGCAAGCACGCTGCCGCATCGAGCGCGTTTATTTCTGCGGTATCTGGGGTGCTGAATCGGTACGGCAAAGCCCAGGGCACGGTACCGTACATGCGCTGGACCGTTGACGATGTCGATGCCGCCATGGCCGCGGTCAGGAAGGTCGTGGCCGACGATACGGAACGCCGGCTTGAAGCCGAGGGCAATGTCATTACGCTGCGGACGGGAGCCCGGCTGGGGTATTTCACAGCTGTAACCCCGAATGGCGACGAAATCCATGTTGGCGGCGGGTATACACATAAAACCGGACGCGATCAGCGCATGGATTTCTGGCTCCGGCGGGACGAACTCTTGGGCAAGAAAATCGATATCAAAGTCCAGCAGGACAAGGAGCAGGTTGGTGTAGGGCGTTTCAACCGGTTTAGCCGAATCAGGGACGATTTGTAAAATTAGTTGAAGCAGTACTTTGCAGAGCTAGAGGTGGCACATGTGGCGCTAGAACAAAAATTAAAGACGTGGCTTGTGAGAGCAAACTACGAGGATTGAAACGATTGCGCGCATTGCGACGACAATAATTTCAGATGGACAGACCAGCGTACTTGGACAGAGACACTGAAATTTGCAGACCAACTGGCCGATTTCGCCGAGAAATACAAACCGACTCTGTAACAGTAGCAGAAAGGCAAAACAATGTCAAAATACGATCGACGCCAGAAAACTGAATCTATTTCTCTGTTTGACATTCTTTCCGCGGTTGACGCCAGCGTTGACACGGCGAAAACGGTCGCGGAGCTTAACTCGGATCTTAATTCAGATAAATATAAATTCACATCAGCAGAGCGTGCGGTACTAGCTACACTGCAGCACAAATGCGTTCTGATCGCAGAGCAGCACGGTGCATTTTTGGATATGGTTCTGCGGTCTATGGACGACGTAGAAGCCGAGGTCGAGAAAAGCGAGGACTAATGCGGCGCAAAAAGGAAAAGCAGGAACTCCCGAAACGTACTGCCCGGGGTAATGAACGCCGCGAGTTGGAGGGCTATGTTGGCGTCGACGAATACTTTGATGACGACCCGCGTTCTATCGACGAGTACTGCGCCAGGATCCACTTAGCCTGCGAAGACGCACAGGCCTGCTGGCTCGCTCGGCATCCAGGCTGTGAAATCGAGCCAGGTACATTTTGGCTTAGACTCATGGAACAAGGCGTCTATGACCAAACCCGCCTGTACGGCGTTTTCTATTACTGGGAGGCAGAAGAAGACGCCGACGAGTACGCAGAGACCCTGGCAGCCGCCCAGGCGACCAAAGCCGCACAAGAGCGCGAGCTGTACTTGCAGCTAAAAGCAAAGTTTGAACCATGACCAAAGTTCAATTTGAGTCAACCACCCCTCCTACATGGAGAGACGCGAAAAGGTCTCTGGTTGACTAGGGAACATCGAAAGGTGTAGCAGTTGGTCGAGAGAAATACATACACACCCGTGGACGCTCCTCAAATCTACGGCTCTGTGGATCTGTCGTTAAAAAGCTCAAGGGGTAGAGCTGGTGCGCAGATCTTAAAAACCTCTTCCAACAATCCCGATGAGGCTCTCACTTCCCTTTCGAGGGAAGGGCAGGACTTGAGAGTACCTGCCGTTTATGTTCTTAATCAACGCGGCGAGCCATTAATGCCCACAACGCCAAGGAAAGCACGAATGCTTCTCCGGGAAGGAAAGGCCAAGGTAAAGACTAGAACTCCGTTTGTAATTCAATTGCTTGTTCCAACCGGAGAAACCAAACGGCCCATCGTTTTGGGAGTAGACGCTGGATACCTCCACGTTGGCCTGTCGGCCGTAACGGAAAATAAAGAAGTATACGCCGCGGAAATCACGCTTAGGTCTGATATTGTAGCCTTAATTTCGACTCGTAAAATGTATCGACAAACACGAAGAAGTAGAAAAACCTGGTACAGACAGCCGAGATGGTTGAATCGAGTAAAAAGCAAACCCAAAGGCTGGCTAGCTCCGTCAATTCAGCACAAGCTCAATAGCCATGTAAAACTGGTCGAGCGCGTTAAACGAATTCTTCCCATTACCTCAGTAATAGTGGAAATAGCTGCTTTTGACATTCAGAAAATCAAAAATCCAGATATACAGGGAGTAGAGTACCAAGAAGGTGTGCAAAAAGGTTTTACAAACGTGCGAGAATATGTGCTGTACAGAGATGGACATAAATGCCAAGCGTGCAAAGGAAAATCCAAAGACAAAATTTTGAAAGTAGTGTTGAACGCCCACCACATAGAGTCTAGAAAAACAGGCGGAAATCGACCTGATAATCTCGTTACACTCTGTGCTGAGTGTCATAAGCTTTACCATAACGGTACCGTAAACATTAAAACTAAACCCAGCAAAAGTTTCAAAGCCGAAGCATTCATGACGATGGTGTGGCGACGATTGGTTGAACTATTAGGTGCCGCAATCCGATATGGCTACGAAACCAAACAAGCTAGAGCAGACGCTGGACTTAACAAAAGTCATGTTAATGACGCTTTTGTCGTCGCGGGCGGATGCTACCAGAACAGAACAGTTCCATTTTTAGTAAAACAAGTTAGGAAACAGAACCGAAAACTTTACAATGGACCACACTCCGGTCGGCGCAGCACCGCTGCTCGATTTGTTCGTGGGTTCCAACGATACGATAAAGTCCTGTACAAAGGAGTGGAATGTTTTGTGTTTGGAAGAAGAACCAACGGTTATTTCGACGTCCGAGATCTATACGGTGCTAGAATACATGACGGCGCAAAAGCCAAGGACTGTGTTTTGCTGGAAACAGCAAGCACTTTATTAACCTGTACCCTAAGAGGTGGCACTCCCCTGCCTAAAGGCAGAGGTCTCCATGCCGAAGCCCAAATGAAAATCAGAACTGGTTTTGTCAGCAATTCGAGTAGTTCTAGCTTTGTCGTGCAAATCCGGCAGAGTCCGTGGGAAAAATCCGAGCCCAAATTGTTGCTTTCGCCGGAGCAACTCGCATGGCTAGAGTCTCAAGGATTTCGGTACTGTGCGCACACGTATCCCTCGCGAGTTGAGGAAACTGGGATTCTGGAAATGTACCCTGGCGCCGAAACGCCTGAAGCAGCAGAAAATATGTGGCTGTCGGTGATTTGTAACCAAGACGAAGTCATCGACGGTTTGGTCCGGCAGGGCATTCCATTTTGTGCGTCATGCCACTACGGACACGAGACTGTGGTTTGGCGCGCTGGCGATAAGCGCGTTTATGCATTGCCAAATTTAGGGCACGAATACGAAACATACCAAGAGGAGAAACTTTTCAAAGCTAAAGTCAAAGTAGCATCACAAACCGTAGCAAGCATCAAGAAAAACGGGTGTAATCTCGTTTAGGAGGAAACATGAAGATCAGAACCGGGTTCGTAAGTAATTCCAGCAGCTCCAGCTTTTTGATCTGGGGCATCACAGTAGACACGTCGGAGTTTCAGAAAGAAATTCCCGTAAGAGATGAAGACGGGGAAGACTGCGAGGAAGAGAGCCCGTACGATGTCGCGGAGCGGCTTGAGTCCGAATACGGTGACATCGTGCGGTTTGCTTATGAAAACGACATCCTATATCTCGGTCGGTGCCCTTCAACTTGCGGCCTAGACGAGACCATGCGGAAGTTCCAGCAGCGCGTGGAAACCGAGGTGAAAGCCATGGCTGAGAAAGAAGGCGTAGCTCTGGGAGACGTGGAATTCGGGTGGCTCGAGGAAGCCTGGCACGACTGAGGAGGACAAAATGAAAATCAGAACCGGTTTTGTAAGTAACTCGAGTAGTTCAAGCTTTTTGATTTGGGGCACCTTTGTCGAGGTAGACAAATTCGGCGAGGAATTCGATCGCGATGAAGTCGAAGGCGACATCGTGCACTCCGCCGGGCCCGACGACGACTATTACGTTTACGTCGGACGTGTGCCTAAAGAGTGTCGTGATGACGAAACCATGGGGCAATTCAAAGCCCGCGTCGAGACCGACGCCAGAGCGTTCCTGGCTGAGCAAAAAGTCGACGCGACAAATCTGAAATTTGGATGGCATTCGGCCGCGTGGTACGACGGATAGAACGACTTTGGTCGTTTTAAAAAATCAGATACCTGCCGGGCGACTGTAGTCAAATCTGCAAAACGTGAAACCATTATCATTTAGTCACTGGAGGATGATGTGCAATTAATTGCTCTACGTTTTGAGATCAAAACCGACGGCATTGGGAAATGCGCGGAGGAGTGTCCGCAGTTGGCACGGGAGCACCCAGGATCAACTTATCCAGATCGCTGCAGGGCATTCAAGGCCGACATTAGAGGTCTGGAACGTTTGCTCCAGTGCATGAAACACGAAATTGAGGTGCATTAAAATGGTGACAAAGTACGTAGAAGAAGATCTGGGTGAGTTTGTTTCTCAATCCAGGCTTGATCTCGATGCAGTAATTCAGCATCTGATGGAACTGCGCAAAAACATACTAGAAGCTGGGTTTTCAGACGTTTGGCTGGAATATGACCCAGACGATATATGTGGTGAATGTGGTAGAAGCAACTTGCACGTTAGAGCTTCGCGACCCGAAACGCCTGCCGAGCGTGAAAAACGAGAGCAGCGCGAAGCTGCTGCACTAGCCCGCGATGCGCGCGAGAAAAAAGCCAAAGCAAAGAAGCTAATAGCTAGAGTTCGTAGTCTTGGTTTTTCGAATGAAGAAGTACTCGCCCAGTTCAAGAAGTAGTTAGAATCCCATCTTCTTTCCACCTCGTCCTAATTCCTCAACGAGATATTCCCGTGTAACCTCGACGCCCAGGACCTCGGCCTTCCGGATGGCCCGGATGAAGTTCTGCGGCAGGCAGGGCGTCGAAACATTTCTAGCGCCACCGGAAAACCGATTCAAAAATCCAGCAATCTGCTGAGGTTTAAGAAAATCAAATTCCAGAGTCACGGCGAAGCAACTCAGCAAACCGCTGGGGAGTCTTTCGCTGGGACCCGAGGTACACAACACCAAGCCTGGATGACGTGAAATCAAAGTTGCCAAATTATCCGACATGATAGTGTTGTTGGCGTCAGTATCTTCTGTCTGGCAATCGAATAGCGCATCAATATCCGTGATGACTCCAACAGCGCCTTCCCGTCGAAGTTTTTCAAAGAATTTCCTCATGACCATGGCGGTATCATGGGGCGAATCCGAAATAAAGTCAGTAGCGCTTTTCTGGGTCACAACACCTGCAGATTCCCCGAGCCAGCGCGCAGCACTTCTTCGGCCCGAGCCAAATGGTCCGGAACACAAAACAGCACAAGGGTGCTGGGCCAATTTGGGAGCCAAGCTGGCCAAGTCCAAGGAACAGTTTACAAGGGCAGGATCGAACTCCAAGCTGGGGTTAGTTCGAGGCAGAATTTCGTGTTCTGAAGAGTAAAGCTTCAAGTACTCTTCAGCCAGCAAATCCACGCAGTGGTCGGAAGTTTCGGGCGACACGGCGTGAATGACTTCCGTGACCTTGGCCATGCGGGCCAAGTCGGCGGCCGAGAGGTTGTCATTCAGCAGGTACTCAGGTACTTTCGCGATGCCAGAGAAATAATGCTCGGCGATTTTCTTTCGAGTTTTTCGCGCTGGCACCGACATATTCAGGACCAGGTCAAACCTACGCAACACCGCCGAATCCATGTCCCGACAGGAATTGGTAATCCAGAATGTTGGAACTGCATTGGTTTCCAGGAGGCGGTTCACAAAACCTTTGGCGCGTTGTTTAGCGGTAGTATCGGAATCCGGGGCGAATACATCTTCGACTTCGTCAAACAATAGCAGCGCGGCAGAACCTCGACGTAGAATTTCCTGAGCCAGACGATACGCCGTGAGTCGATCGTCGCGGTCTTTGGCCGAGAGATCGGAGTTCTCTTCCACGACGCCAAAAAGAGGAACGCCCAGACTCTGAGCCAAAACTCTCGCGACCTCGCTTTTGCCTACACCTGGACGACCGTACAACAGCACATTGACGCCAGTTTTCTTTTTCGCGATGGCAGCATCGAGGTATTGACGGAACACCGTGAGTTTATCGTGATAATATTCAAAGTCATCCAGTGTCAGGCTGGTTGGGCTTGTGGGCAAAAAGAAAGTATTGAACACTTCATGGGGTTGCGCCGTGTAGATTTGTCGAGCCAAATCTTCCGAAAGTTCGAAAAACCTATCGTTGTTTTCAGGGCGTAGGCGCAAGATACCTGAACGAACCAGCGTGCTGCCGGGCTGTAGACACGTCTCGATGACTTTTTCGTCGTGGCCCAAAACAGCGTAAATATTACTATATAATCCTTTCAGAGTACCGATATCAGTTTTACAAACCAACGGTTCGAAAAAAGTGCAATCATACACCGCGGCAAGAAATAGCAGAACATCGCGTTCGACTGGAGTCAAAGCCAGAACACGAGTAATCGCCGCCACGTTACTGGTAACGTGCTGGTCAAATGGAACTATTTCATGCTGTGCCGCGAGATACTCAGTGATGACGTCTTGAAGTTTAGTAAGTACCGCGGCGACCTCAGGCTCCTCGATAAGTGCACTAATTTTATCCGCAGAATGCAGCCGCTTGAGGCTGGAGGGCAGTCCGGCTTTGGTCGTACATGTTAGACCACGGCAGACAGAAAACTTTTCCTGTAGTTCTTCGGGGAGAAAACGTAACGGCGAGGCGTGCCAATTCGACACCGCCGAAGCTAGAAAATCCGGCCAACTCAAGGCGCCGGAGTTCAGACCACGGAGAAGCCATAGGCCAACATCACAGCATTGTGTCATGCGGGCATTGTAGTGCACGACGGCCAAGCGGTCAAGCGGAAAATTGAGCTTGACGGCCGGGCTGCCAGGTGCTACAAAGGTCAAGGAGGCCAAGATGGAAAGCTCTGATGTTCTCGATCCCTGCCCGGTTTGCTACAATTTCAGCCATCGTGGTGTTCCCTGCCGCGATAAAACCTACGAGGAGTCCGTTATGCACTGGTGGGATGGAGGAAATCTACCGGTGCTAAATAGCTTTTTCCATGCCGTCGAGGAAGTCGCAACCGGGCTTAGAAGAGCCACGATGGCATTCCCAGCGCTTATAGACAATCTAGTGGAAGTAAGGCCGAAGATTTCCGCGCTGTGCGACGCGGCGCGTGACACAGTGGATGCTTGGCGGAAACAAGGGCATCAGAACTGTCAGTGCGAGGTTTGCCAGGCGGTTGACCGCCTGTACTGTTGCTGGGAAGCGTTTGACCCAAGGCGCTGACCGATCGGAGCATGTAATGACGTATAAAAAACTCATGTACACCAAGAAATATATCTTCGAGCGCCTCGATGAGTTGCTGACTACTGCGCTGCATTACCATTACCTCGCGACAACACAGGCGCAATCAGCGCAGCACTATAAGCGTTACTGGCAGGATGAAAAAACCATGAATTTGCTGCTGGTTGCTAGGATCATGCGGCATTCGGCCACAATTTCAAGCTCTGCGAAGCTCAAATGTGTTAAAAAAGTCGAGCAGCAACTTAGAAGGGAAAACACCGGGCGCATCCAAGATGCTAGAGAGCATTTCGGCAAGGTGTTCCCCGGTGAAACCACGCTAAATCCCACGAAGCAGGATATTGATGCCTTCTGGCGCGAGGTCAACGACAAAATGGCCGGAGCTGTAGCGGATTTTGAAGCGTAGCGCTCAACAAGAGGTGAACCTTGTCATATAGGCACATCGGAAATCTCTACCAGAACCAAACAATCCTTCAGTTCAAACGTTGTTTTTGGACTGAGAAAGTTCATGGGACCTCGGCGTCCCTGTCTTGGAATTCCGGTACTTTGAAGTACTCTCCAGGCGGATGCAAATATGACACTTTCGTGGCCATTTTCAACCACGAGGCTCTCGTCGCGGCGTTTACCGAATTGGGCCACGACGAGGTCGTGGTTTATGGGGAGCAGTACGGAGGCAAGCAGCAGGGGATGAGCAAGACCTACGGGCCAGATCCAAAATTCATCGTGTTCGAGGTTCAGGTCGGTGAGTTCTGGCTCGATGTTCCCAAGGCCGCAAACGTCGCGGAGAAGCTCGGGTTGGAGTTTGTACCCTGGGGAGAAATTCCAGCCGAGATGGCAGACATCGACGCGGCTCGGGATGCTGATTCCGAGGTAGCAGTAAGGCGCGGCATGGGACCCGGTCATAAGCGCGAGGGTGTGGTGCTCAGGCCCATCACGGAATGGATTCACCAATCCGGTCATGGGCCCATCCGGGTAAAACACAAGCGCGAGGATTTCCAGGAGACCCGGACCAAACGGGTTGTCGGCGACCCCTTGGCCGTGCAAGCCGGTGAAGCCGCTGCGCTCGAATGGGTCACGGACGAGCGCATGCGCCACGTTTGTGACCATGTTGCTGCGGTGCTCGGAAGGCCGCCCGTGATGGAAAATGTTCGTGATGTCATCGCGGCTATGATCGAGGATGTCTTGCGCGAGGGTGCGGAGGAAGTCACTGACGATCGACCGACGCGCAAGGCCATTGGGACAGCGGCAGTGAAAGCATTCAAGGCGAGGTTGATGGCCCACGGAGATGACGCTTGACACTGGGCAAAAATATGCTACTAATGAGTCGAGAAGTAACATGAGCACGAATTCAACAACGGGCAGAACATTGAGTTGGTGGGGCGCATTGGTCTGGATAGTGGCTAGCGGGGCATTTGCCGTAGTAGAGAAAACCATGTTTCTTCGGCTGATGTTTGTTCTCAGCGCAGTAATTACAGCGTTGACCCTACCGAGGAGCCCGTCGTGAGTTTCAAAGCTGAAATCGAAATCGATCCAGACGACGATAATGTGCATTGCGGGTGCTGCCGGTGGGCAGACACGGACAGGGGATGTTGCTTCTTCGACGTACCGCTATGGGTGCTTCAAAACAAAGATGGTGAGTTTGTGCACGGGGCAGGTTACATGCGCTGCCCCGCGTGTCTGGCGGCGGAAAAACGCAGCGGTTCTGGAATCGCGCACGAGAAGGCTGAGGCCGACAGCAGTTACTGGGAGCACAGAGCCAGAAAGACCGAGGATTCTCGTGGTGCCTTTTTCACCGCCCTGATGGTCGTCTCAGGCTGGCAGGAGGACGTTGCTCGGGCGCTGGGTTTCCTGAACCAGCCCGAGGGACAAGAGGGCTACGAAGTGGCCAGCGCCCAGACCGTGATCGAGGCTTGGCAGGCGATGGAGCGGGAGTGCATTGATCTGCGCGCCCGGCTGCTGCTGGAGCAGGGCAAGCGTCAGGACCTCTGCGGCATTCCCGTCGAGGCGGACCCCACGGTGCCGGCGGGAGAAGTGCAAGTTCGCGTGCCGCGGTCCGGTAGTCGACGGCTGCAGCGCTTGATGATAGCAAAAAGACGATGAGAGGCATGCAGGCCTGGACGAAGGAGCAATTCGAGAAGTCAAAACACATCGCGCGACAGCACGACCGCAAGTGCCGGCTCAGGATGGCGATGGTCGCGGGCAACCCAGACGAGGTCTGCACTTGCGACGGGCACCGCAACCGCTGGGGCGAGGTCACTCGGGTGCCCCGGGAGCGTACGCTCGACGAAGTGGAGGTGGCGATCGGAGTCCAAAGTGACATCGTCGTTCTGCCTCTTCAACCGGATGCAGGCGTGTTCGCTGAGTACACGAAGGACGCAGTGAAGGCAGTCCGCCATGCCTTCGACTAAGCCGCGTCGAGGAGTGACGTTATGAAGCCGAAGGTCTACATCAGCCCGGATGGGCATCAAGTCGAAGCAATTCAGTTTCCCGACGACAGCGAGATCGACGACGATGCTTGGTTCGAGGGCGCACGTGAGTGCCTGCGGTTCATCGGGTTCGACCGCCTCGTGAAGGTCGATTTAGAAAATCCCGACGAAGGCATCGTCTTCTCGACCGGCGGCAACGACAACGCCTGGTGTGCCTGGCCGGGAAGCTGGATCGTCCGGGACACGAACTACCGATACCGGGTGATGAACGACATCGAGTTCACGGCCAACTACAGGCCGCGGGGAGAAGGCTGATGGCCGGCAAACCCATCAAGGTTTCACGTCTGGAGCACCGCTTGTCCGGCGTCAAGGCAGACGTGCTGTTCTGCCGCTCGACCAAAGCGTTTTACGTGAACATAATGGGGCACCAGGTAGGCGCAGAGTCAGAAAAGGAGTGCGTACGAAAAGCGCACGAATACTGCGACTCCCTGGTCAACCTCGAATGGAAGAAGGTGATTATCATCAACACCCGAGTCAAGGAATATTTCAACGATGCAGACGACGCGGTGTGTTTGCGGTACCGCATCGATGTCATCGCACGAAAACTCGGAGGTGGGTATCTGCACGTCGGTTCCGGCACGGTGCCCGTCGAAGAATACGCTTACTTTGCTTCGTCCTACCACGATCCAGTGGAGAGCAGGCCAGAGAAGGGTGAGTACATTCTTCCGTATTCGGAAGAGCTGGTCATGGCTTTGGACAAGATCATGTTGGGCATCAAGGTGCTCAGGTCTTCGCTCGATGCCCTGATGGCATCGAGCGATTCGGCGCGCATCATCGAGACGGCCACCAAGAGTGCTTGGGCAGCGCTCACGGACGGCAAGTCTGAATCCGAGGAGGTAACACCATGAAACTCTTCAAAATCACCTACAATGTCACGATTTTTATGGCTGTTCCAGACCACGAAGTTTTCGAAGGCGAACTCGATGACGAACACGTGCCTGCCCTCGAAGCTGTGTTGAAGCGTGGTGCTGCGCGCCTACTGCGCCAAAGCAGTGAAGAGATCGAGAGCATGAGTCAGGTCATGCACGACGAGGATGACGCCGTGATTTATGGCTCGGGTGGCTCCACGGTCAAGGCGTATTTCACTAAGCAAAACGGAAAGGTCGACTAATTATCGATGCGCAAAATTAAGCGCCGCCCGCTTTGCGGGGCTAAAGGCCAAAGAATCAAGCTGTCACCTGGCGGTGCTGAGTTTGTGCGGTGTGCTGGCCTCGACTGCGAAATGCACGACGTAACACTCAGAATTGAGACTTGGAACTGTCGTGCCACTACCGTGGCTGATGCCGTGCAGGTTCCTGAGGTTAAAGCACTAGTAGAAGGAGTTAATTCTTTAATTGATTTATATGGCGACGACCCAGGAACTAATTATAACGTCATAACTGCTATGATGCGGTTGGTCGGACCATTTACCATCTACTGATCGAAATATGGAGGCAAAAATGAAAATCAGAGTTCAGTTCAAGGACCCGGATGCTATCTACGAGGCCATCGAAGCCGCGGTGAAGCGCAGCGTAGCCGAACTCTCGGGAGTTTCGCCGACCGAACGCGAACTAATTCTGGAGGCCCGGCAAGAAGAGGTATCGGAGTTTTGCACTCGCTGGTTTGAGTCAGGGGATTACTGCGTGGTGGAGATCGATAGTTCCTAAAAGTTTTGCGTTTTACTACGCACACGTTTAGGTTTAATCCGACTGTCCAAGTCCCCATGGTCTTGGTCTAGTCTGACGGATGCACTACCCTTAGTCACCACTATAGCGTCTAAGTCAACATCCGGAAATCTAGTCTTAAATCTAGATAAAAGAATAGATTTCACTTTGCCAACATCAAGGCCATTAAG